TTTTGTCGAGGATTCCTTCGTTCTTGTAGTTGTGCTTAAAACGCAAGAACTTTACTCCGTCCTCAGGTGCGTCTTTGTCAATAACTTTAACGATGTAAAATTTACGAGCCTTATATTGTTTTGCAAGTTCCTTATCAGAAGCTTTGCCAGTCATCATAAGTTCATCGTGAATTTCGTTAAGGGGTGAACGCTCGTTGTCGTTTTTACCTGGGTCGTAGATTTTATTCCATTTGCCAGCAACTTGAACTTCGTGGAACCATACTTCTTTAAACGGTGATGAACCGTCAGTTGTAGGTAGGACTCGAAGTCGCTTTTGTCCTGTTGATTTTCCTTGTGGTAGAATTGCCGCGAAGTATTTCTTCATACGGTCTTCTTGTGAAATTTTACTACCACCTGTGTTTGATTTCGCTTTTTCATACTGAGCGAGAACAGCATCTAAAGAATTTGTCGCCATAAAATATATAATTTAAAAGTTAATATACAAAAGTAAGTGTGTCAGCCGTAAAAGTCAAATAAGTAGAAAAATATTAATACTTAACTTGTCTAAAGTCACCAGGTTCCGAGTAATCATTAAAAGTGGTCTTAATCTCAGATGGGGTATAATCTTCAACTTCATCAGTTGTTAAAACATATTCATTTTTTCCTGATTTTTGCATATCTTCTTGTTTGTCAGTAAAAAAATCTGTCAGTTTTTGATTAAAGGGTCCTGAATCTAAACTTCTAAGTTCGAGTTTTTCTTGTTGTGTCTTGGGACGATATTGTTCTATTTTAGCTTCCAAATCATTCAATTTGGACATTACATTATCCATATCAGATAATTTCTGTTCGAGATTTGATAATTGTGAAAATAGATTATTAAAATATTCTTCTTGTTTTGATTCAATGTTTTTTTGTGATTTTACAAGGTCGGTAATCTCAAGCTCTTCTGTACTATTTTCTTCCCCCTCTTCTCCAATTTTTTCAACATCAGGGTCAGCGGCAACATCAACAGGAGTTGTCTCAGCAGCTGGAGCCTCAGGTGTAGGCGTTACACCTGGCTCAGCAGGTGGAGCCCCTTCAGGTGCTGGTGGAACATCTTCACCAGGTGGTGGGATATCAGCCGGGGCCTCTTGTTCAGTTATATAGCTATTAATACTATTATATCTTTTAAGTTCCTCTAAAATTGTTTCAGATATTCCCATTTTTTTTTATCCGTTTAAAAGTTGTTTAATACCACTCTTGGTCTCTACATTAATTTTTTTGTTTGACATATAAGTATTGTCAACTCTTTCAATAAGACCATCTTTCATTCTTATTGTATAACAATCTCCAGTGTCCAAATCACACACTTCCTTAAATCCGTTTCCAGCATCTTTTTCTGTGATTCTTGTTTGTCTACCTAAGTAGTTATCTAAAAGTTGTTTAACATCCATAATCTTAATTTATATATAAATATATCAATTATCCATAAGTGTTTAAATATGATTTAATTTGCTTGTAAGAATTTCTAACTCTTTCTTCTAAGTCATTTAATTCAGATGGATTAGTAGATTTAAATGATTCATATAAATTTTGAGTCCTTCCTGTTTTATCATATGGGAATTTTTCTATCCAATTCTTAGTAAATCCTGAAACAAAAACATTTTCATTGTTTACATTATCTAAATCAGTTGCAAATGTAGTCGAATACTTCTTGTATACAAATTCTATAGCATTATCTAAATTAGGGAATGAGGCAAACGCTTCTGTTTGTCCATTTGACCCAGTCAAACAAGCATAATTTCCATCAAAAAGATTTGAAATGTCACTCCACTTAGGAGTTCCTGGTGAAATAGGAATAAGTGCCGGATTATTCTGATAATATTGGAACGAACTCCCTTTGTAGGACTTAATATAGAATAAAGTGTACACCACATAAGCCTTGGTGTCTCCGCTATTACTACCATTATTCAATTGTCTAATCTTATCCAAAATAGAATTTTGCACATCTCTAACAGAAGTCGATTGTTGTTGTGGTGTTGTTACCGCAGTAAATGAAGCGTATGTTACATTTGGATTACAAATCGGGTTTTGTGAAGGAGTAACATTATTATTAATATTATTAGATACTGAATTTCTTTCTTGGATTGTGTTCTCTTCTAGTTTCTTTTCAGATTCTCTCTTTGTTTGTAAATCATTTATAAGTTTACTGACAAAATTACTTTTAATTGTTTCAATTAATTTATTCTCAATAGGCGGAGTATATGTTTTTTGTCTAGTTCCAACCATTTTAGTTGTAAAATCAGATGAAGTTATAATATGTTCAACTTCGGTAATCATATAAGGTCCGGCAAATAATGGCATATTCCTCAACACAAAATACATCATTGGTTGAATCATTGCATTTCCCATACAAGTTATAGTTGCCTGATAGGACCTTGTTTTATAAATTTTATATAAACTAACATTTTGAACTAAAGTATTAGTTCCTTTAGATACTTGTCCTAGTTCATATTCAGCAGTTAATGATTCTGATGTTGCCTTTCCTAAATCTTGAGAAACCTGAATTGTTTTAAAAATATTTTGATTCTGAATCCCAAAATCAACCGCTAATCCGACAGCTTTATTTGATAATGACCAATCCTTTTTTGATTCTTTTAAAGATAAATCTTCCACAATTGGGTTAGTGGTTGATAAGTCAAAATTCCAACTATCATCTTTAAAACCATTTGTTTGACTTTTGTTGTTAAGTTGCTCAGAGCCTGTTTCAGTATAAAAACAAACCATTTTAGATTTCGAGTCTGTGTAATCAACTTCACTGTGAGTTCCGAACATTTTATTCGCAAATGATTCTTCGCTTTCATCTTGTCTATCATCACCAGCATTTGTAGCATTATAAAAATTTAAATAAGCGGGTAAATTATATGGAACAAAATTATGATGTTTGACCAAACTTTCTATAACTGTATAGATTGTCATTTTATTATTTTCTTTCAGATAACTTATAACTTCAAAAATATCTACAATGACTTGACCTCCTAAATTCCTACTACCTCTATCTAAAAATAATATGTCTTGAAATAATGTTTCTTTATTATAGTTGTTTGCAGCAACCCATTTATCATTTATTGATTTGAATAAATAATAATATTCTAACTTTGTTTGGTCCCCAACTGTTTTAGAATTTTCTTCATTTTCTTTTGTAGTTGTTACAGTTGGTAAACTATTTTGAGTTTTAGTATAAGTTCCGTCAAATATTAAATCTCTAAAACTATTTAAACTATCAATAAATTGAGCCATTTGGACTTGGAATCTTTCTGAGTTACTAACATTACCCAAATATTTTTGCGTAGAGTATATTTTAATAATACTCGCAAAACGAATAATGTTATCAGAATTAAAAGCAATATTAAAATCAGGGAAAAAATCAGTTATTGTAGAGGCACTTCCAGCATATGCAACTCCGCTCAAAGATGAAAACCCAACATAAGTTTCAAGAGCTATCCAAGCCTCAGGGTGGTCTAGTCTTGATTGTAAAAACGATTGAGTATTAGCCGATGTTGGCACCGCATTTGGGGTATTATCATTGTAATTTAATACATCTCCTTTAACACCTTTTAATGGATTTGCCGTAAAATAACTAAAGGTAGGGTAATTGAAATTGGTCGGATTACCTTTTTGTAATAAAATATTTTGATTTATGAAAGAATTAATATTTGAGTTAAAATTAATCTGTTGAGTTTTTTGAAACTTCTCAATCATTAAATTAGAATCCGCATCAAAAAAATCATTTCTATTAACTTGTAAACTTTTCTTTAGTATTGTTTGTATATTAAATGTAGAGGTGGTTTGTTTTTCACCTTTACTAAACTCTAAAAATTGTTGTTCAAACAAATCCAATTCTTCTTTTGTAAAAGTTCCAAATAAATCTTCAACATAATCTAATCTTGAGCTCTCACCATTAGAGTCGAGATATATGTTCCATGACCATTCATTTGCCCTTGTACTTGAAATATATTGGTTAGGCGGACTTAATCTATTTATTGTTGGTAGATACCCAAAATGGGTTCCTCCCCAAAAAAACCTAACTGACCCATTGAACACTGAAGGGTTACCAAATACTTCACGGGTTGGGGAGGCGCCTGAAAAACATTCTGTTTTAACTTGTGTGTATCTCGAGCCAAAAGATGGTGCGGAAAAATAAAATTCTCCAGGATTATTATTGTCAACATTCTGTGAATTATTCTTAAATAAGACACTTACAGTTGAGTATATTAAACTATTAGTTGGGGCATTGGTGTCATACCCGGCGGCCCCATAAATAAATGAATCACTGTTGTTTAATAAAACAACGCTACCATTATCAATTAAACTTTGTATTTCATCTTGTAGTGAAACTACGCTTTGATATAAATCTTCACCATTTAAAAAATAATAAAAATCATTTAATGCCTGTGGATAGAATCCAACGGTAACAATATTATTGTTAATTAAATTTTGGTCGGTAACTGTCGCATTTAATCTAATTGTAAAATTCTGTTCCGTAGGGGTTGCCGCTGTTACTACTACGGACTGATTGGAAATGGGTACTGCCGAAAAATTATATGTTGTTTCGGGATTAACTGTTGCTGGGTCATAATAAAATGACGCATCTAAAGGTCCATTACTACCATCTAAAATATCAACATCAGTTTCAATCCAAGTTTTGTATCTATGCCAAATACTTCCAATTTTTGCGGCCCATAATTTTGGTACGCTATGAATTGCTCCGTATTTTCTAAATGTAGGTCCAATATAATTGTTTTTAGTACCATCAGAATTTCTATATTGCCATTTTAAATTAGTAAGTGGTAAACTATTAAGAAATAACCAAGATGCTTGAATATATGGATTAGGACTTCCACTCTTTTCATTTTCCACCCCATTATGAATCGCAGCAATAAAATTAGGAGTATTAAGTATTGAACTAGTTGAGGAATTTATTGTTATTCCTGTTATTGAATTATCTATTCGACCTTCAGTAAATGACGACTTTGATGGATTACTAACTTTATCATTATAAAATGATTTAATATCAGCACTGACCAAACTATAATCTATAACTGAACTTGTGCTAATAAAGAAATTAAATGGTCTATTTTTACTGTTTTCGCCAGTGTCATTTAAAGCAGTATTTCCTAAATAATTTACTATCTTTTTATTTTTTGAATTATAAAAAAGTGATTCAGAGGTTTTATAAACTTTGCTAATATCAAAATTATTATTACCATCTCTTAAATTATCTTTATTCCATTCTGAAGATGCAAAAGGTAAAGTGTCGGTAAAATATAAACTATTCTTATCTGTAGATTTTAGGTAAGTGTTCATAGTTTCTTCTACTTGGGAAGCATCTTTTTCAGTTGAGATTGAAACCGCACATGCCGGTATTTCTTCAGTTAAAAACTTAGTATTATTCAATAATTCATCTCTAAGATACGGAGTAGTGTACTCACCTCTTAATAAAAATTCATATGTTTGAGGGGCATTTTGTGATAAGAATTGGAGATATAAGTCAGGGGTGAATTTGTATTCTTTTAATAAAGTAAGTAATTCATTACTGTTAGTTCCAATTCCAAGTTTTATATTTGACGCTTCAAATGCCTCCAAAAAATTAAGTATTGTTTCATATCTATCTAACCTTCCAAAACCTTGGTAGTGACAAATTGCCTGTATTCTTTCCCATATCTCATATAAAAATGGTGTTACTTGAAGATTAGAATAAGGTATATTGGATGGTGTGTCGAATGCCGAAATTAATAACCTTTGAATGGTTGATTGATTATCAATTGAGGGAGTAGTGTTTAATTGTTTTGGTAATCTTTCAAGATACGCCTTTTGGAATTCTTCAACAAATTGCACCTCAGGCCATACCTCGTAATTATCGGCGCCTGTTTCCCCTATATAATTTGGGTCGCCAGGATATTTTAAATCATATTTTGGTTCACCATCTACCAATATTTGTTTATCAAATTCAGGCCATGGAAACACAGGAGAGTTAGGTTCATTTTTAACATCATTTATAACTGATTGTTTTTTTCTTTCATCATCTCTAACATCAAAAGCTCTTGTATGAACTTTATCCATCATTCTCAAAAAACCATCTGTTGATGCCATAATAACCGCAAAAACATTCCTAATTGTTGGTTCGAACCCAATTCCGTTATCCGACTTTAATAAATTATTTATCCTCGCAGTTAATTCCAATTCAATATCTTGAACCATCAAATTCAATGTTTTTTTCGCCTTATTTATCTCGTCAAGGAAAAAATTATCACCATCAAATCTAAACAAAAAAGGAATTTCAACAGGTTGTTTAGGAGGTTCTGATTCGGCTCTCTGTCTTTCTATCTGAATTCTTCTATCATCTAAAGTTTTTAATTCAAGATTAATTATATTCAATTGTGAATTAGTAGGTGTTTGAACTCCGAATCTTTCTCTAGCAGTTTCAGCAACATCAATTGTCCCAGGATTTGCTAAATAATATGGTTCAGGAACAATAGAACGCTGTTTTATATTAACAGTAATTCTTCTTTCTCCTTTACCTCCCTTCACACCAAAAGTTGGTGCATCTTCTAATTTTTTAGTATATTCATTAATAATTGAATTTAGTTTAGATAATGAATCATCAAATTTTAAATTATTAAAAACATCTTTATTGTATGTGTATACTTTAATTCTTTTATTATTTTCTAAAATAACATAGTATTTTGTAGTATCTAAAAACTCATACCTCCAAGATGGTGGAGTGGTTGCAATCATTATAGTTTGAGCAAAATCCGTAAGTATTGAATCAAAATTTTTAGCATCGGTCAACGCATCAGTTTCAACTTGACCTAACAATTCTTGGTATTTTTTTTCAAAACTTTCTAATCTTGAGATTAATTCCAAGATTGTTATTTGTGGGAAATTTTCATCAATTAATCCGAGTCTTTTATATGTGGCATAAACTTCATTCATCATATCCCTACCTTCTGAGCCTTGGTAGGAATTCATTGTAACACTATTTGAATTTATCTGGTCGATTGACGCTTGCTCAGGTCCTGAAGGTTCGGTTTCAATTCTTTGATTTATCTGCCTTTGATACATTAAAGGTAATGATTTAGCGTAACCTAAAGCAATGTCAGTTAGCACATTAAATTTATATCCAATAAAATTCAGATTAATTATGAAATTACCACTAGTTTGGTCTAGTGAAGCATTAAACTTTTGTAATATAAGAGGCATTCTCAAAGCCTTACCATAATACCCCTTTAGTGTAAGATAGAAAGTTGGGTATGGTAGGTTAAAAAAAACAGAATAAACAGAATTATCTTCAGATTCAAACAAAGCCCTTCCTCTAATATCTTCCAATGTGATATTAACCATAGGTATAAATTCTTGGTTCGCTCTGTAACTTATATTAGTAATACCTAAAAGTTCACTATTGATTGTATTTGGATTTGAGAAATTACTTTGTAGTTCAGTCCAATTTGTTGTTAAATAATCTTGGTTATTTGGTTTTAAAAAATTTACTTTAGATAGTCCAACCGTTACAAGTGTTTGACTATCTTCCCCAACTAACAATCTACTCCTTGGCGACACATTACACTCCAAATTTGCATACATTATTAAATCTTCTTGTCGCACATTTCTATCTTCACCAAACCCTCCGCTATTTAAAATTTTATTAGGGTCAATTAAAGTAATGTTATCAAAAGACTTACTGTATATTATTTCAGAATCTAAGTTATTTGCCATAGTAATAAAAATGGGTTTCTAGTGCCGACTTATAATCTAAAAGAGATGAAGTTAAAGGAAATGGTATTTTTAGTGCAGTATTATCGGGAATATCAATTTCTGAACCTCCGTACTCGGGATTTGCCTGTAAAATTAACCACCCAAAATAAGGAGAACCATAATAAGTTTGCGATACTTTATCTAATCTAGAAATTCCAACTCTGTAAATATACATTTTATCGGTGCTTTTTGCCGGCAACTTAACATATGGAATTACAGTTTGTACTCCATTAACTATTAAATTTGTATATCTATTATAGTATTGTGATGCCATGGTTAATTATTAAATTGTTTTTTTCCGTTAAAGATTGTAGGGTCAACAATTGTATTTACCGTTTTATATATATCTTTTATAGCCTCGGTTCTCCAATAGTTAACTGAAGTTAGAGGAGCATCTTGAGCTATTGTTGTAAAGCCCATTACTCTTTGTCTTGTACTTAAGCTTCTTCCTACACTATCTGTTGGGTTATATTTCGAATAAAACTTATATTGTGGTGTTGATTTAAAGTCGGTTAAGGATTCTGATTCCGCATTTTTCTCAGTTGTAAATTCAAATAACCAATTATTTGTTATAAAATTAGTAATAAACAACTTAGCATTATTATAGTACTCGGGTTGGACATTTTTAACAAGTGCATCTATTAATTCTGGTCTAGTATTATTATTTAAAACAATATTAGATAATAAAGTATAAACATAAAAATCTTTTGAATTACTAAAAGAAGTTATTCCCGAATAATTTGTTATTGTTCCGCTAGTTGCACTACTATCATAAAATATACGATTTAACCCCAAACTATAAAAATTATTACTATCAGTCATAATTTGGACATAGTCCGTAGAAAACTGACCCAAAGTATTTTGGTTGTCTTCAGTTTCTCCGCTTAAAACATATAATTTAGCCGCCCCGTTTGCCAAAATTTTACCATCACCCCCAACTCCAACTAAATCCATCTTTTGCATGTAAGTGGCAAATGCAAGTTGTACTTGAGTCATCTCTTGGATATAGGTTGCAACTTTTGTAAAGTTGTTTGATAGTACAGTATCAATATATGATTTGTAATTTTCTTTTATTTTGGATTTAACTGTTTCATTTATTGTTGGTGAGCCGCTAATTGCGAATATCAAGCTATCAGTTTCATTATTTATATTAGACTTAACAATATCACCAATTCTTGATAGACTAGTTTCCCAATTACCTTGTTTACCTAAAATATTTAAAATTAAATTATTCGGGAAATAAGTGTTTAGATAATACCCAAATGTAAATGCTCTACTATAATTAACTTGAGCCCACACGCTCATATTATATTCATTAACAAAAGTTTCATAATTATTCAATATTCCAACAAAATAATTACTTGTGGTATCAATAAAACCATTAAAGAAATCATTGTACCTATTTGTTCCAGTTTGGATTCCGTCGTCCGCAATCTGTAAAGTAAGTGAAACCCCTAATAAAGTTCCTCCCTCGTTTTGTACAGTATCATTAACATTATTTACGGTAACTAAAGGTTCTTCATTTCTAATGGAATCAATTAAAGCCTTGTCAACAGCCTCATTAGATACTGTTTCATCAGCCCTTTCATCATCCATTTCAGTATTCGCATAGTAATTAAATGATAAAGCATTTTGTAATTTCTCAACAGGTCCTTTAAGTCCGTGCCCACCAATCATATCAAAACTTAAAGTAACTTTCGCAATCATTGGTTGAACCCCGATTCCTTCAGGATTAATGTCTAATAAATTTTCATATGTTATTGATAAAGAGTTAGGGATTATCTTTGTATTATAAAAATCACCAAATCTTAAAATTAAAACTGGCGGTGAACCAAAGTTTGTATTAAACGAATCTGTTATAACAGTTTCATTATCGCTTATTTTTGTCGGTATGGTTCTACCAGGTCTTACACATTGTTGTAAGAAAACTAATCTTGAATTTAATCCTTCAGGTGTTATAGCGTGAAAAGCCGGATTGAAAAATTTAAATCTTTGAGTTATTGACTCGTATATAATTTTATCAGTATTTTTTATAACTTCAAAATAACTACACTCAGTTAATAATTCTCTAATAATTTTTTTACTAACTCCTCTGACTTTGTTTTCTATCTGAGGTTGTTGTTCTGGTTTTTTACCAAAATTCGCATCGGGATTTGGGATGTTTTCATCGCTTTGTGTTTCAGCACCTGATGAATCAGTTGGTTTATTTGGAGTTACAATAATGTTAGATATTCTAACTGCTCTGCAAGCCGCCGCCTCAAATGAATTTATCGGTGGAGTAATACTGGAATTATTACAATTAATAGAATCCCCAACACCACTCGATGTTGTTAGTCCTGATACCGAATCAACTGTACCTAAATTCTTTTTCTTGAAAACTATCTTACCATTTGACACATAGTCGGATATTCTTTTGTTATTCGATAAAACGGATTCTGTAAAGAATAGTACTGCCGAATCAAACCAAGCCGTAGATATAATATCATTATTTGCTCTTCCTAATACTCTTGTACCATCAAAAGTAATTTCAATTATACCTTCATCATTTTCTAATATATTTTTTATTTGTTCCTTTAAATCATTCATCTTTGAATAATTTGTTGTAATAAAATCATTAAAAAATAGGGTCATTTGTACCTGTTGAGCTCCTCCGATATAGGAGTTCCTACTCGCAACATAGTTGTCGTAAATTGTGTTATAATTAGTGGTACCTTCAGTTCCAGAAAAAACATAAGGGAAATAAAACCCGTAGTTAATATAGTCCCCAAAAACATCAGTTTGTGATTCAGTAATGTTTTGAGCACCAGTATCTCCCGCAGAATTTAAAGCCTCTTTTTTATCTTCATTAGTCGTTTGATTACTTTGTAAAACTTGTTGGTAAGCCTCTTCAATAGTTGTGCGACTCAAAGTACTATATCTTTGAGCCAATTCATATATGTCATATTTTTGACAACCAGCAAAGAAAGAGGCCATGACTTGAGTTGCAGTATTATCATCTTCTCTTTCTAAAACTTTTTTAGTTATCAAATTTGAAATCGATGGGTGGTCGACAATAATTGACCAACTAATACTTGAACTTCTGCTTGTATTTTCATAAGTGTAAACAGGCTCAGGTCTTCCTAAGAAGTTAGTTTGGTTAAACTTAGGACTAGAACTTTCTTGACCCAAAGTAATATCATACGGAGGGAACCACATAATTCTTCCACCATTTGGTCCTTTTTCACAGTCAGGTAACGCATCATATTCGGGAGTTCCTCTCCAAGCCAAATTCTCAATTGAGAACATATATTTTTTTACTTTACCATCTTTTATATTTGTTGAGGACTCTCCAAAAGTTGGGGAAATGTTTAAGTTATATGTGGTATCTAAAACCGAATAACTAAATCTTCTAATGTTACCACTAGTTTCAGCCCCTGATGTGTTCGCAACTGTTGATTGCAAATTACTATATGTTAAATAAGGAATATCTTTTGCAAATACTCTACAATACTCGGTTCCAACTTGTCTTCCATTTTGGTTGACATATTTCATAACCCTTGAACCTTTCGTCATTTCTTTATATCCGTCGCTAAACACTTTAGATACTTGATTGATTGCGTTACCGACATGCACTAATCTTTTAGCTCCCGATATTGGGGCAGATTCAATTAATCTTTGGGTTTCGTCTAAAATTGAGCCCTTTGTAAATCCTCCAGGTATTCTGGTAGATAACGCTGCTTCAACTTTGTTACCAATCCCTTGATTGTAGATTGGTGATGTTGCTCCTTCCCCTCCTCCCTTGGTTGGGAATTTCCCCGCCGCAGGGCTAGTTCTTGTATCAGTCCAAAAGAATCCACCTGTTTGGTCTTGTAATGCAATATCAACAAATACTCCAGTTGGATTTTGGACCATGGTTTTAAGTCCAAAATTATAAGTTTGGTCAAGAGCATCTCCCTCATATAACTTACCAACAACATCAGGTCCAAAAACAATAGTACTTGTTTTGTTGCCATAAGCATCGGTAGGAGTCATGTCTTGAGGCGATGTAACCTGTGAAACATCAGCGGTTTCACTTCCCACATAGAAATTTGTTAAACTATTACTCCTATCAAATAGATTATCTAACACAAGTGCAGTTTGAGATGTATTTACTTGATATTCAGGTTTAAATCTGTTATAACCTAAACTTGTAAACAGGACATTTTTTTGTCCGCTACCCGTATTATTTAAAAATTTAATTGACGGATTTGTATTGGGGTTTGCCGGCTTTGTAAATCTATTTGTTGGGCTATCAACAAATTGTTCAGGTTTACCTTTTTGTCTTTGTGGTTCAGTAAAATAATCACCTTCAATAGGTGAGGTTGGAACATATGTTCCCGAAAACTTCTGTATCAAAAAAGACGCTTGGTCAAAAACACCATCAGGAACTGTAATTGTATAATTTTTATAAATTAAAGGTTGTTGTCCTGAAGCCAATAATGACGCCTGGAAAGGGTCGGAGAATGCGGCTAAATTTACTTTACCTATAGTGTTCCTATAAACTTCTCTAGATATTCTTTCTTCTAAAGCCTGTTGGAGGTATTGAGTCGATATTTGTTGTAGGTATGAATCATTACTAAAAAGTCCTCCTCCTACTGTGGCATTAAAAATATTTTGTAAGGGAGGTAAAGAACCTAAAGCATCATCAGATATAAAATCAAAATTTGGGTATTCACCTGTTAGTGATTTTGCAAGTATTTTTTCGGTAGAATAATATGTGTAAACATATCCATCTCTTGGTACATACTTATTGATTACGGCCGCGGAGTCAATATAAAATTCACTTAATAACTCAAGTTCAGCATATGATTGACTATATTCGACTTGTTGTTCTGAACTTAAAACTTGCACATTACCTGTACCGGCTTGTTGCATAGATACCGCACCAGCACTTCCAAGTAATTCTGAGCCATCTATCTTGAACCCTGAACCATAGGTGTTCATTCTTGTCGCAACTTTTGGTTCGTCAAAAATTCCACTAGAAATATCTTGATTTACGGGTGCCGTTTTATCGGCAAAGGCAACTTCGTAATTTTGGTTTTTTGCATCATAGGTGTAAGAACCAGGTATTGTATACGGTTTTAAATTTTTTGCAACAAGTTTGTTTCTAAATTGTTCTGACCCATTAAATGAAAGCAAATTTTCCGCCATCGAGTAGTTTTATAATAAATAGATTGTTGTATATTTTTAAATGAAGAATTACTATTTATCGACCATTCCCATATTTGCCCTTTGGGTTCCTGTACTTATCTTTTGAGCAAATTGTGGATTACCTATACTTTTTGTCATTACCCCTTCAATTGTTTCTTGGAATTTCCGTGGGTCGAGTAATTTTGCAAATTCACTATTTCCAACAATTTCAATGGTGGCCTTGATGTTTATATTTTGGGTACTCTCTCCTTGTTGAGCCTGTGGTTCTCCAAAACTTCTTTGTCCTGATAAATCTTCTATTTGCCCAAAAGAAGGTTGTGTAGGTTCGGGAATTGCCGTTGCCGTTTCTCCAATGGCTTCTATTGGCATAATCTCTTGAAATTCTGTAGGTTCTTCTGTAGTGACATATTCACCTGTCGGAATTTCTTCAATAGCCTCTAACAGTGTTGGCGCTATTTCTGTTGGTTGTGGTCCAAATAGTTTTTCTCCTATTCCTCCTATCTTAGATGCGAATTTTTCAATACCTCGAGATGGGGTTTCAGGTACTTGTTCTTTTAATCTAAGTTCTTCTAAATATGATAATTGTTTTTCTCTATTTTCTCTTAGAGTCTTTTGTATTTCGGTTTCTTCGGGTTCAACAGGTTTAATTCCTGTCGGCTCAACTGGTTCAATTATACCTTCATCCTCATCTGCGGTTAAACTAATTTTTTCTAAAACCGACCTTGTATCTTTTTCTTTTGGTACGGATTCTTCAATAGCCTTAACATCTATTTTATCGGCCTCAGTTTTATCTAAATTTACTGGTTTACCACTTTTACTTGTCAAAAATGGAATTGCTTTTTCATCATTTTCTTCCAACATTTTTAGATACCCTGACTCAACTTTAGGCTCGGTTTCTACCCCCTTAGTTTCTTTAGGTTCTTCAATTGTTATTTTTCCTTCAGTACCAGTTTTTTCTTGTAATAATTTTTTTAATCCCTCTTTTCCTTTTTCAGCTAAATTACCAATACCTTCTTTTAATCTTTCTTTAAATGGAGTTTTTTCTTCGGCAACAGCCGCCGCTTTTTCAACACCTACAACAGGTATTTCAGGAGCTGATGGTGTAATAGCTCTTGTTTCTTTAGATACAGTAATACCTTCACTAGTACCCGCCTTTTTCTCAGCGGTTTCTCTATCGATACTTCTTGCAAGTTCTTTTCCTTCTTTATCTCTAATAATATATTCTTCTTGGGTTTCAGGAACAGCTGCGATAGGCATTTCTTCTTCTTTTTTACCCTTTAACTTTTCTTTAATTTCACCAATTCCTTCTTTTAATCTTTTTCCAAGTGGTTGTTTTTCTTCTTTTTCTGGAATAGGTAATGAAGCAAGGGTTGGTTTAATTGGTGCCAATCCTTTATCTTCAATAAGTCCTTTTGATTCAATTTTAGCAAGTGGGTCAATTTCATCATAGTATAATGTATCACTATACTCAGAATATTTTTTGGCTCTAGATTCAATAGATTTTAAAATATCTTCATCTTCTTTACCCAAAGGTCCTTTACTTTGTAATTCTTTTGCTTCTTTTTTAAATTCCTTTGATTTATTATAATAATATTCTTCTTTATCTTCTATAGACATTTCAGGTTGGATTCCTTCAATTTCTTTTTTCAGATTAGGTTTTTCCGTTGTGGGTATTGAGGTAATTCTAGGTTCTTGTTTTTCAGGTCCTATAAATTCACTATCTTTTTTAGCCTGAGCTATCATCTCAGTAGTTAAGAAAAACGCCTCTTCACCTTGTCCAACTACTTCAGCGTTATTAATTTCCTCTAATAATTTCTTATAATTTTCATATGCTGATGGTTCCTTTTCAGGTTCAATTTTTTGTTCTTTAGTTAATATTTTTTCTAAGAACCCACCTTTTGTTTTTCCTTTTGGTAATTCTGCCAATTCCGGTAATTCTTCCGTAACCTCAGGTAATTCAACAATCGCCTTTGTTGGTTCTATATTTTGAGTTTCGGGTTGAGCTGTTACCTGTTCTACATTTTTTTGTTGTTCTATTATTTCATCAACTAATACATTTACTTGTTCTTGTTTTTCAGGAATAGAATTTAATGCTGCTACAACATCATTTAACGCAGTTCCAATATTTAAATTTTCAACATTAAGAGTTTGAATTTCTGAACTACCGACTTTAAGTTGTTCTATCGAACTTAACTCACCTTCAATCTTTTCTACTTGTGTATTTTCAGCAGTAGGAATTGGTGTTGGTGTTGGTGTTGGAATTATTTGTTCTAATGGAACAAATTCATTCAAATCTAACCCTAACGAACTTCCCAAGTCAGCAAGTGCCGGTCCAACCTGTGGTACAAATCCAGTTGGTTTACCTTCATTAATATTAAATTCACCTTCTGTTTCAACTGGTTGTGTTGCCGGAACAATAATTTCAGGTTGGGTTACTGTTGGTTCAGTTATAACTTTGATTTCTTGGGTCTCTACAGGTTCAGATTGTTCTTTTATATCTGTAGATAATTTTCCTTGAGCTTCAATTAGTTGTTTATTGGTTTCGGTTACACCATCTCCAATTTTTTTAATTTCCTCAACTTGACCACTTACTATAGATTCTGCCCCTTCACCTAATACTACATTTTTAGCATCTATTTGGTTAATATCTAAAGTTTTACCTATGTTAAATTCTCCATCAATATTAAGTTTTCCAACATTTTGTTCGTTAATATTGAAAACTTTGTCAGGTATATTAAATTCTAATTCGTCCTCTTTTGTTTTAATTTGTTCTTTGATTTCATCAATTCCCTTTTGTAGTTTTTCTTCGAGTCCGGCATCTTTTAATATTTGTTCTGCACCCGTGACATCACCTAGTTCTCCGAGAGCCTTTGCTCCGCCCTTGGCAACAACATTTCCTAAATTTTTACTAAAATCAACTCCAGCGCCTAATAAATCTTTGGAAATTGATTTTAGGTCGGCACCTGGTTCTTTCGATTCCTTCAAAGCTTTTTCTAACTTTGCACCAAATTCATCTAAACTTTTCTTATACTCAGTATCTTCCCCTTCTTTTGTTTTTGTCGCAAATTGTTCCCCAAATGATTCGTTGATTGCCTTTGCGAGAACCTCATTAGCTTTTAATAAATCCTCTCCTAGTTTAGAAGCCCCTGCGGTTAACCCTGGAGATTTTTCTAACGCCTCAATTCCTTTATCTATTCTAGTCAGTTTTGACAGTTGACCGTCAGCCAATCTAGCCATCTCGGCGTTGATTTCTTCGGGAGTTTTCCCTTCAACCCCCGCTGTTTTTTCAGCCCCTAATAATTCCTTAATTTTATCTTTATCACCTTTCGCATCTCTAAGTAACTGCTGAATACTTGTTTCTACTAATTGTTCTTTACCGTCCTTGATTTGTTTTGTTTTAACAGCATATTCACCACCTTCACCCATGACCGCCATATTGGCAACCATCTGTTGGGTTTCCTCATCAACATTAAATCCGGCAAAAGAAATTTTTGATAATTTTCTATCTAAATCGGCACCAGCAAGAGCCATTTTTTCCACTTGCTCTCTTGAGATTCCAAGTTCTTGTGAAAGTTGTTTAATCTTTAATCTTTCAGATTTAGCAATCTCAAATTGACCTGTTTTTTCATTAAATTTGGCAAAAGATTTAAAATAATCTCCAAGTTCTTCCTGTAATTTTGCGGTGTCATTCATTGACAAATCCATCAGTTTCAACGGATTTGTTAGAGCCGCTGAGCTAGCTCCCATTCTTTGGAACATAGCCGCGACCTCCATAGACCTTTCTGGTGACATTAAGTCATCGGCAAGGTCCAAGGTCTCGTTCATATCGATTCCCAATGCTTGGGAGCTTGCCGCCATTTTAGCAAGTCCTTCAACACCATTTTGGAATCCGTACCTATTTAACTTATCAAGATTTTGAACAACCAAAGCGGATACCGCTTTAGCATTAACACCCATATTGTTGGCAACTTCTCTAACTTGTAACATTTCCTTAGAAATGTCCTTGATAGATTTACCAGCATTTATAAAAGCCTTTTCTAAGACATCTATTTGAACTCCTGAGACTTGTTGAGCCGCGAACAAACTTTTGGTTTGTTCAGCGCTTAAAACAACATTTCTTCCTAGTACATCAAGAGTTTTTGTTTGAATTTCTAAAGCCTTCTCTTGAGTTCCTCCAAGTTTTATAACTTCTATTGCAGCTTGGGAATATTCTTCTTTAATCCCTTGAGCAATTCCTTGCCCCTGACCCATCTGATTAATGACGGATTGCATGGAATTATCAACCTGAGCAATTCCAGCCTCAATGTCGGGTACAAAATCCTTTATTGTTTCTGTAATACCCTCAGTAGTTTTTTTTAAATTAAAAAGTTCTACCGATTTGGATTTCGATGTTTGTTCAACATTATCAGTTTCTCCAGCTTGCATACTTTATAAATAATCGATTACTTATTTTTTGGAGTATTATACTCGATTATTTTATCAACCAAATATCTGCGTTGATATATAGGGATTAGTTGAAAATCTGACCACGATGTACCCAAAAACTTACCCATAAGGTAGTATTGGTCCAATAAACCTTTTTGATAATTAGAAGAAAGGGCGAAAGAACTCAGCCCCAAAGGCAATTCTCACATTGACCTTTTTTCCTGACGGGGCTGTTACTTCACGGTTTAAGTCAATTCTTGGCTCATTGCTTTTGATAAAATTGGAAATGTATTTTGAGTCCATGATTGGCATTTGTTCAATAAACTTAGCTATTTCACCTTTATCAGTTGAACCATTTAACTCCACAATTTGTTTAGCGAGTCTCCAAGTCGCCTTTGGAGCAATCATACCTGATGGATATTCCTCAGCCATTCTGTCCAAATCCAAAGTTTCACCATAAAGAAGTGGCTTTAATTTAACTTCAGCTCCACACTTTGGTAATTTTGTTAGGTAATACCCATTTTCATCAGGTTCAACCTCAGGTTTTTTGAATGTTAGTTCATCTAGTAATACAGATTTTTCAAATTTGTTCCCTGTTTCAGGGTCAGTCAAATTAAAATTATACTCGGACCCAAAAGAAGTATTTCTCAAAAAAATCAAAATAGCCTCAACATCACCCTCCAACATTTCAGAAGGATTCAATTCAGGTTCATAAAGTTTACTACGAACTAATCTGAGGATTAATTGTTCACCATTAATTCGGTTACCGACGCTACCTAAAAGATTTTCATCAGCAGCTGTCAAATATCCAACTTTAACACTTTTCTTTTTATTTTTGTAAAATCTACCTTGACTCGGAAGAATCACCATATCATGGGGTAAACTAAAATTATCTTGTCCTGCAATTATTTCGTTCATAACTTAATTTTTTTTATAAAAAAAAATCCGCACAAAGTACGGATTTGTAAATAGTATTTGAAAAATATATTAGTAAACAAGAACACAATAGTCAGGACGAAGAGTTGCAACAATCTTAGCAAGACCATCTTGACCGTAATCCAACCCTTGGAAGTCAACATCAGTTAAGAATGTACCAACCAAAATCCATTTTTCAACAACAACACCTGTTGGGTCTAAAAGTTGTAAAGTAACATCCTTCTTATAACCAGCAGCATAACCCATACGACCTGTTACTGATTCTGCGTGTAAACGCACCCATTCCATGAGTGCTTGAGCGGCTGAAGGTCCGATAGGGTCACGGAAAGTACAGTTGATAGTGTTCCAAGTATAACGACCAGCAACATATCTTTCTGTGTTTAAGAATGGAATTGGTGTTGAACCAATTGTAATTTTTGGACGAGAAGTAGATTCTACATACCACTCGTTGATACCTAGTTCGCTTGGGAAACTAAGTATGAACCTGTTCATTCTTTTGGGTTCATACGGTATCGGCATTTTCATCAGTAAATCAGCCATATTCTTGTTTTTTTTTAAATTTTATTTATTTCGTTTTATTATAAATATGCAGGTTTTATTTTTTTCTATTTACTTTAATTTTTTTTTTACAAAACTTACATATATCTAGTCATAAATATATTAATATTTCTTTTTAACTCCTCCGTGTGTTGAATACATCTGAATAATATTTTCTGGGTCATCCTCAAAACTCTGTTTTATTTTCTCCAGGTTTCTTAAATCATCATCAGAAAATCCAATTGTAGGTATAAAGTTATTAGATATATCATTCTTTAGATATGGTTGTCTCTTAATTTTTGAAGCCATGTTTTTAACATATTGGGTAAATTCTCTTAAAGCGTTAACTTTTCCTTGTTCAGGATTTTGTGCTGAACCCGCCCCATAAGTTACAGGATAATATTTGTTCATATTTAAATATTGTTCCACTAATTCAGAATCACTAAGTTCATCTTCTCCTGAAATCTCTCTATACTTCTTTAAATTTCGGACTAATTCTTTTTTTGATAGTCCTTTATACCCAAGCTCTATTAGATTCTCTATTGATTGTTTGAGTGTCTCTGGACTATGTCCTCTTGCTGTTACAATTGAAAAAATTGAACCTCCATTAATACATTCTACAAAGTCGTCCCAAGCCGGTCCAGTTCTAGCCAAAAGAGAATCTATTATAAATTTTTTATCCCCTTGGACTGAGAAATTTCTAAATGGGTTTTCAGCGAACCCGACAATTGTTTTGCCCTTATACTCAAAAGGATTTTTTCCAACATCTACACGGTGCTCGGCGAAATCTTCGGTACCCATACCAACTTCTTTACCATCATCAGTCATTAACATAATTTGTGTTGGCATGTACATAAGATTATCATCCCAGTCAAATGCGTAATATTTCATATCAGGAGTTACTTCATCTTTGAACCCCTCTACTAAGAATAATTTCATATCTATAAATATATTAAAAATAAAAAACCCCCGTTTCCGAGGGTTTTTAAATTTATTTTTGTTTCTATTATAAGTTTTCGAAACTTGCCCCTTGTGGAGTGATAATAAACTCGATGTCGATAAATTCAAGAGCCTTAGTTGGTTTCAAGAAGATACGTCCTGACATTTGGTTAGAATCAAAATCCTCAGGATTGTTAGATACAGTTACACGGAAGTCAGTAATACCTCTGTCCCTACGGATAGCATCCAAGATTGGGTTTACAGAATCCAAGAACTGTTGTCTTACAACTGCGTCGTTTTGTTCGAATAGCAATCTGATTGCCACTGCTGAAATAAGCTTACGAGCTTGTAACAACAATCTTCTAACGTTAATTCTGTCAAGAGGACTTTCTCTCACCTGAAGTGTCTTGTTACCCCAAATTACAGTACCAACATCGTTGAAAGTTGCGATTGGGTTAATTCTACCCTCATAAAGAGTATCTCTATCAAGTTGAGTGAGTCTGCGTCTTGCTCTCACTGAGTTAACAATACCTCTTGTGTAACCTGCAGTTGCAAACCAAGGGAATGCAATATTGTCGGTCAACGCCAAGTTTCTACAAACTTCAGCGGTTGCTGGAATGTAGATTTGTGTATTGTATACACTATCACGGGTTAATACCCATGGGTAGTAAGTTACAGTGTAGTTAGAATCTAATGAAGCGTCTTCAAGAGCAACAACCGCATCTTGTGGATATACAAAGTTATCCATAGAAGAAGAAGGTTGTAACAAATCAAAGTCAGGAGTAGTTGCCACATAGATAGAGTCAGCTCTATCAATTTCAACCATGTCAATTGCCGCTCTAACAAGTTTGTAGTTATTTACGTAATCAATACCAGGTGTAGTAAACACATTAATGTTAATAATACCAGGGTTATTGAATGACTCAATACCTAACAAGTATGCGTAGTAGTCAGTATTAGCGTAGTTAGATGTATCATCTTCTACAGTAATTTGTCTGAACGCTCCCCATCCTGTTGCGTTTGCGTATGGTTGGCAACCTGCTCTTGCTCCGTATAAGTAACCTGTCTTACCAAGTACGAATTCATCACTATTTGTTCTTTTTTCACGGTAGATATCCCATCCATCAAAACCACCATAAGGAAGTACTGTAAACTTACGTGAGTAAGTTCTGTAGTAAACTTCATTAGAGTCTAGTGGTTCATGGTTAAATTGTCCTGCTCCGCAATCAAATGCTGGTGTGCCTGAAGTACCGTACTGAGATGAAATTAATACTGTAGTCGCACCACTATCCATGTGGAAACCTTTAGTCAAATATGACCAGTTAGAGTAAACTTGTTCAGTACAAGTCCAACCTGATGGAGTTTGCTTACCCTTATAATCGAATAAATTAACGTCCCATCCTACTGCCGTACTAAAACCAAGATATGCTCTTCTAACATTGTCACCTGAGCTAATTGTTTCATTGCCAACACCTAAAATTGTACCGAATGGTGGGTTATATAGCACGTCACCAGGCGAGTCATATTTAGTTTTGTAGATTGGGAATGTTTCAGCCTTATCTGATGTCCCATCATAAGTTCTAACTAAGTAACCCTCAAAACCTGCTGGAAGTGAATCAGACGGAGCCTGTTCATTCATTTCTAACATAACGTATTTTGAGTTGATTGCGTATTCACCGTCAGCGGTACCAATCTTCTTAGCCACATAGTTATTTAAAGATGGGTCCATCGAACAACTTGTGTATTTTTCTAAAACCACAGGATTTGCGTCAGTATCATAATAGCTACGTACTAATACATCAAATGTCATCTTATCAAAAGACATGTTAGCGACAGATACTTTAACTTCTCTGTTTGCTGAGTTACCATCAGAAATTGTTATATATCTAAACAATTGGTAAACAGTGTTACCACGAAGTTCGGACACAATCCAAGGAGAATAAGCTGTTTGATATCTCTCTAAGTAGTTACCTAAAGATGTAGTATCATTACCACTTGCACCTGAGTGAGTAATCAAAGCTGAATTGATACCTCTGATGTATCCATTGTTATATCCATGATACAACATAGTTGGGAATCTTTCCTCAACAAATATTGGGAAATCAACTCTATCCTTTTGGAAATTCTCAGTGCCAAACACCTTACTAATAAAATTAGCATTTGTATCATCCAATGAGATTTCAAAATTAGTAACAGCGCTGTCCTTATCTGTGATTGTAACACCAAAAGTAGCATATGGGTCTTCACTAGCGCCTGAATAAGCTCCAGAGAAATCTAATACAACACCACTAGTAACGTCATTTACTTGATATAAAGGTCCGTGTTGTGTGGTACTATAATCAGTGATACCTCTTGAACGAAGTGTTGCTAGTATAAGTCCATCGTATGCGGTATAGGCTGTTCCTATAAAAGGAAACCTATCATAGGTAATTGTACCACTAGGGGTTGCTCCACCAGCATAAGTCGTAACTTGAGCATACCAAGAATATCCAGTATATTCACCACCAACTGTAGGGGCAAAATTTGCATAATACCAAGGGTCATTCAATGGGTCAGTCATTGTGTTTGCCGAAAAAGTCGGACCATCAACACCAAAATTATTCACAACATTTCTACTTCCGATAGTGGTTGCACCTGAAGAAGGAAGTGAACCCCAAATAGAAATAGTGGTACCTGTCAAAGAACCATCAGCAACTATAGATAAAATATAAGAATCTAAATCTTCTCTGAAAGTAGAAGTACTACCATCGTACTTAACATATGGAGTATCAAATACTTGGCCCATAGTTGTCGCCGAAAATGAAGTTAAAACATAAGAAACTACAGAGGTACCAGTATTAACAGTGAAGTTAAAAGTTGCGGTACCGTCTCCAGCAGCTCCTTCTAAAATTGTTGAAGCGTCTACGTTTGCAATAGTTGTTAATGACCAAGATGGTCCCGCATCATAACCTGAAAGTCCAAGTACTCTTGATACGAAAAGTTGATTTGATTGTTGTAAGTAAGCCTTAGCAATATACGCCAATTCATACTTAGGAATTTGTGTGTTCACAAATTTTTCAGGTGACGTAGTACCGAAATAAGCTTCGAACTCTTCATAGTTAGTCACAAAAATCGGTTCAAAGGCTGGTCCCTTGAGTGTTTCACCCGCAATACCTAGGGTAGTAACACCGACACTCTGTGCAACGAATGAAAGTTCAGTTTCGGTAGTATACACACCGGGAGAAACGAAAACTTTTGTTGCCATTTAACTTTTTGTTTTTAAAGATTTATTTTTCAATAAATACCATACAAAAAACCAAAAGTTTTCAATTTCTGAATCTATTTATTTAAAAGTAAGACTAAATTCTTACTTTTTTCTGCTTTGCCAATTAAGAACCTCAAGATATCAGAAGAGTCGCATACTATACTTAAAAAGTATTGTATGAAGCGAGGATTAAAGATACATAAATTCTTAGAAAATTTAATAATTGAATCCTGTTCAGAAAAGAAAGATTTATACGGAGAAGATTAGACCAACTCAACAGAAACTTCCAGTTTAGCTGGAATTGTATTATCTACCTTAGTTAAATTAGAGATTGTCAATTCATCGTTAACATTTAGTTGAATAACTGATTCAGGATTATTAAAAATGTTGCTCCCGAAGAAAAGTCCATTTATTAAAACATCATATGTATCAATATTATCAAGTCCTATTGACCTAAGATTTGCAGAATAACTAAAAACCTGAGTGAAAGAATTCACGGCCAATGGAAATTCAAAAAACAAATTAAAATTGGTTACATTATCTAAAGGGTTACGGTTCTTTTTTATCTTTGCAGATTTTTGATTTGTTTCTAATAATGTAAAAGTTCTACTTACACCTGGACTTACTTGGAACTCATTTTCATCCATCAAAAATCCCATCATTGTAAAGTTATAACTTTGAATATAGTATTTTCTTTTTTCTATTTCAGTAACCGATTCATCTTGAAGGTCATCCATTATGATTGGAATATAATGTCCTTTAATTTGAGTGTATGCCTGTCTAGATGAAAACTTTTCGATTATAACTTTATTTAGAGCATTTAGTTCACGCATTCTGTTACAAATAATTTTAATTGAGAACTTAATATCAACAGGAACTGGTTGGGGTATTGTGTATACATCCATACCTTTAACTCCGTTATCCCAATTCGGAACCATTGCGTAAAAAAATTGTTTTCTATTTGGAATCGTGTATTGGAGTGATGGGAGTGTTCCATATTTTACTTCAGGACTTCTAACAGTTGTGATTACAGGGACGCTAACATTTTTATCTAAATCATTAATATTCCAAGTTTGAGTAAACTGAGCCCAATTCTGAGTTGTAATTAAAATATCAACAACAGGAACCACTTTACCATCAGTAACAACCCTAAGTTCATTTTTTACAAAATCCAAAAATCCTCTATCCAAATCCTCATGTAAAATAGATTTTGGTAAAAAAGTTCCGTATTGATTTATTTGGTCAAGCATTTCTTGCCTTCTTGACGGACCATATAATTGGGGTGTCAATCTGATATTCTTTTTTATTTTTTTACCAATACCCATTATAAACCTCTAAATTCATTATCATTTACAGGAACTGCAACAATAGTTCTGTAAAATGCTTTATACCCTCCATAGGTATGTTTATTGTCAGAAACTACACGACCATCATTGGCAACAGAGTAATATCTAACTCTTTTTTCATTCTCATAATAACCAACATAATCACCAAATTCAATTTCAATTCCAAGCTCATCAAGATGTGATTGGTAAACTGAAATCCTAATATTTCCTGGTTCCATTTGGTCGAGTTTAGAGCTACCAAGAAATTTATTTTCAGGTGCAGATACTTGCACAAAGGCTTTAAATTCTATCGGTGGGTGGAATTTAATAGAGTCTTTTGTGGTTTCACCGTAAACATCATCGGTATTTGTTTTTGTTTTATCAACTCTATATAATACAAGAGTAAAATTCATATCACCGTGAAGCCACTCTTTGCCCATGCCGACATCCAAGTTGAAGTCCTCTGCTCCAAAAAATTTATTTAATCTTGTTATTGGTACAATTCTCTGAGTCATATTGATAAATATCTAATTTTGAATTATAATTGAGGTAGTGGAAGATTCAGTCGATATTAAAAGTATTGAACAGAAGACCCTATTAGTTTTAGAGACTTATCAGGGTTCAAATAACTATATCCTAAAGTTAAAACAACAGCATGCTGTAAACCCTAAATTTATTCCCACAAGAGCTCAATGTGATTATGTTATTGGGTTTAGTCAAACTGAACCAAAAGTTGCAAAAAAGTGGGTTGACATTGATTCGTATTTTGCAAAAAAACTTGTCGACGATAATCCATTCATTAAAGAACCTGAACAAATTTATGTTGAAAAACTTCTTGTAGAGAAAGATAAATCATATCATATTTGGGGAAAAATATTTAGTGGGGACACCCTTCACGATTTTTGGATTCCTAAAACAGCAATTCATAAAGCTAAAACAAGAACTGCAGAAGTTGATTGGGAAAAATACTCTCATCGTCCCCCTCTTAACCATCAAAAGGAATGTATCATTAAACTTTTAGAAAATGATAAATACATTGTTGCCGATGATATGGGTCTTGGAAAGACAACATCAACTGTAATTTCATCTATTGAGAGTGGAGCTAAAAAGATTTTAATTATTTGTCCTGCAACTTTAAAGATAAATTGGAGAAGAGAAATTGCTCTTTATACAGATGAGTCAGTTTATATTGTTGAGGTTAAAAAATGGGAAGAGGGTTACAAATATTATATTATAAATTATGATATAATGAAAAACTTCCACGAACCAAAATCAAAAGATTCGGTTTTACTTAAAGAAAATTTTGATTTGGTTGTTATTGACGAGGCCCATTATATTTCAAATCCCCAAGCTCAAAGGACAAAAATTATAAATGATTTAGTCAGTAAATCTGAAAGACTTTGGCTACTAACGGGAACCCCGATGACATCTCGTCCAATGAATTATTATAACCTTTTGAATCTTATTGAAAGCCCTGTGGCAGCAAATTGGATGGCATATGCGATTCGATACTGTGCGGGATATCAATTCTCGGTGGGAAAAAGAAAAGTTTGGAATGTTACAGGGGCAAGTAATTTAGAAGAGCTACGAGATAGAACATCAAGACATGTAATTCGCAGATTAAAAACTGAAGTATTAGATTTACCTGATAAAATTATTACCCCAATTTATCAAAGATTGAGTTCAAGGTTATATGAAGAACTTATGGGTGAATATTATGATTGGTATGTGAATAAAAAAGAAGAGTCAAAATCTTTAACAATACAATTTTCAAAACTCACAAAAGTTCGTCAAGTTATTGCTGAAGAAAAAATCGCAACTACAATTGAAGTTGCCGAAAATATTATCGAACAAGGTAAGAAAGTAATTATATTTTCCAACTTTACTGAACCCCTTCAAAAAATCCACGAACATTTTAAAAAACAATCTGTTTACTTGGACGGGTCAACATCAAAACCCGCAAGACAAAAAGCGGTGGATGACTTCCAAGAAAATGATAAGATTAAAGTTTTTTGTGGAAACATTAAAGCTGCGGGTGTTGGTATTACATTAACCGCGGCTGAAGCCGTGATTATGAATGACCTCTCATTCTTACCTTCAGACCACTCCCAAGCTGAAGATAGGTCTTACAGATACGGTCAAAAAAATAATGTTCTTGTGTATTATCCGATTTTTGAGAACAGCATTGAGGGAGCAATCTACGACATCTTGTCAAGAAAGAAACAGATTATTGGAACGGTTATGGGAGATATTACTGAAACTGAATCCGACATTGTTGAACAAATCTTAAAAGAAATCAGTAATAGATGAGTATTTATTATTGATGCGTAATTTAGAATTAATTTCAGAAAGTTTAGTAAATCAAATTTTAGGTAAAGAACCTAATCAGGTTGAATTTTTTATCAATGAGGCAAAAACTATCGGTATTGATAAACTTCAATATTCATATGCCGCAATTCGAAGATTTATTGACCCTGAAACAATGAAGATACATTACCAAAGACATTACAAAACTTACGTTAAAAAATTAAATTCAGCACTTCGTAAAAAAGATTATGGTGATGTTGAGCTAGAAAATATTGTAAGACAAATATCAAAGTATAACACCACAATTAGGAATAATGCTGGTGGAGCCTTCAACCATGCATTATTTTGGAAGATGTTGACCCCTAAACCACAGGTTCCTCACGGGGATATTTTGGAAAAAATAAAATCACAATTTGGAACCTATAGAAATTTTAGAACAAAATTTGAAAAAGAATCAAAGTCGAGATTTGGCTCGGGTTGGGTTTGGTTGGTGGTAAAAGATAATGGAAGTCTTAAAATTATGACAACACCAAATCAGGATAATCCACTTATGAATATTTTCGAGCAAGGTGGGTTTCCAATTCTTGGACTTGATTTATGGGAACACGCTTACTACCTAAAATATCAAAACAAAAGAGATGAATACATTCAAAATTTTTGGGAAGTTGTTAACTGGAAGTTTGTAAATGAATTGTATAGTCAAAAAACAAAAGAAAAAAAATAATTAAATCCATTTTGATATTTATATATAAACTATTAAAATGGCAGTCATTCCCGAACCTCAAAGAAGTGAACTTTATGCCAAGGTACGTCACGTACTTGGAGCTCCTCTTCGTTCTATCGAATTAGAGGACGAGCAACTTGACACCCTATTAGAATTTTCAATTGGGGATTATTCCCAATATATCCAAGATTGGTTAATTGAATCCCAATGGACCTCTCTATATAATTTGAATATGGACAATCAGTCGTTGGCTCAGGCCTTTATTACGAGAAGTTTTGATTATGAATCACGATATCAGTATTCGTATTCGAAAATTGTTGGTTTACAAAGCAATGGACCATGGGTATTAAAAAAAGACTATATAACTTTAGAACCTAATAGGCAAGTTTATGAAATTCCAGCACATAGAGAGGTTAATGAATTAATGTGGTACACACCTTCAGAATTAACTAATATTTTGTTTGACCCTTGGAGTTTTGGAGCCCTTGGGGGTTATGGTATGGGAGGACCGGCCGGATACTCTCAAATGGGATACACTGGCTCATATTTTATGATGCCAGCATTTGACATGATGCTAAGAATGCAAGAAATTAATATCCAAAGAAGAATTATTGCCGGTGATAAAACATATAGAATTACAGCGCTTCCTGATGGAAAAAAAGCAATACATTTGATGCAAACACCTGGTGGGAAATTTGACTTTGGTAATTCATCATTAATGAATGGTAAAGTTTGGTATTGGTATTATGATACTGAAGGTCAAGATAGAGACGCTTGTTTAAGAGCGAATCCCGATATTATCAAACTCCCGTCTGATGTACCAATCGATTCTATGTCTTGGTCTGATTTAAATAATCCATCACAACAATGGGTTAGAAGATATTTTATTGCTAGCTGCAAAGAAACTTTATCAAAAGTTAGAGGAAAATACTCGGGAAACTTGAAAACTCCTGACTCTGAACTTACTATGGATTATCAGTCTTTGGCGACCGAAGGGAAAGATGAAAAGACAAAACTCATAGAAGAACTTATAGGAGCTGAAGGTAAATTAACAAGATTAAAACCTGAGAAGGTAATGGAAAGAGAGGCTTTAATTGCTGAAAATTTAAATAAGCAATTAAAATACAGGGCTTTCCCAAGAAATTTATATGTAATATGATGGCCATACAGCGTTCGATACCTATGCAAAGAATTGTCAGTGGAAGACCCGTCGACACTTCAGAAATATGTTTTGTAACAGATGAAAGTTATACCTCAAAAGGAGAAGCTCTAATAATTACAAAAACTTTAGATATGATTATAATCAGATTGGACTCTAGAACAACTGACCATATAATAATTAAATCTTTAACTAACACCAAAATACTTCCGATAAATGCATTAATTGATGAAGAATTTTCAGAAATTAATATCGGGAAAGGGGCCTCTGTTGAATTATATTTTTCATTTGGTAGTTGGTATGTTGTATCATCGGACGGAATAAAGATGGAAGAGTTACACTAACTCTTCCCATCCTTGTTCTGCAAGTTCATAGATATACTCAGGGTCAATACCTCTTTTTTCCCAATAAACTCTTTCTTGTTCCGTAATAGTTAAAAGGTCATTAATACTATCTTGGTCTCCTTCTTCGAATGGAACTCCGTTGATTAACTTACATTGTTCTTTAGTAAAAATTCCTCTATCTTCAGGATTTACTACAAGTAAATTATTCCTAACCTCTTCACCAAATACAATCAAAAGTGGTTCGATTCTTTTGTTAAATGTGACAATTGCTCTTGCAACATTATATTCACCAGTCATATCGGGGTTTGATTCTAACTCAGAGGGATTTAATCTATAACAATTAAGTTGGATGTGTGAACCAAGTACGGGGTCTTTTCCGTGTAACAATTTGTATTGGTCTTTTTCTTTCTTGGTCATCTTCTCATTAACCTTCTGAACATCTCCGTGAGAAGCCTTTAATCCATTGTTAACATAGAAAATTACATCACCCAAATTTACAGCAATTCCATCACGAATCGCAAGTTCCATATGAGCCATTCTTGAATTCTCATTACCGGCCTTTGTTTTTTGTTTAGACCTTTTAATGTAATCGTCAATAGATAATTTAACCTTAGCTCTTTGAGCCACCTTCATAAGAGGGATTTGTTTATTATAAATCTTTTCCAAATATTCATAATACCACTCAACAAAACCTTGTCCGTTACCCTCGAGTAACTGTTTAATTCCTTTATCCAAAAAGTCCTCAATATAAAGTGGAAGTTTCTTACTCTTAATAGAATTACCCGTAAGTTTAATCTTACCATTATGTTCCATTGTTGCATAGTTCTTACGAGCAATATTCATACAGGATTTCCAAGTTCCATCACAATCGAGACCCATCGCACCTTTCATAAACATATCGTTAAACTCAGCAACATCGGCGTCATATCCTGTGTATTCCTTACCTTCTTTTACGAGCCAGTTATTACCCTTACCAATATATTTTCTATCATCAACTCCTCCTTCAGGAAGTGAGAAGTTCATACCGTCAGTGTCACATACAAGTGGAGTATAACCCCTTTTCATAAAGAATCTTAACATCTGACGGAGATACTGTCGACCAGTACAAGTAATCTGTTCGCCCATATACATATCACCCCAGTGGTATACCTGAGGAGCAGATAGGGCTCCGAACATCGAATTGATGAATATCTTAATTGGAAGTTGCTTTCTATCGAATGACAATGATTGTTTCTTATCGATGGATGCATATTCCTTTGCAAGGTTCTTATACTTGATACGAGTATTACGGAAATAGTTTAACATTCCCTTCATCGCTCCTGTAATATCACAAGTTGGAAATACATCGTGAACAAGTTGTATGGATGGATAAAGTGAAGAGAAGTCAAGTTTCAATACATCCGTAGAATATCCTACTTTCAGTAATCGTGACAACCCTCCCACAAATTCTGTCTTTTCATTTTTGGCAGGAATTGCAAGTTTGTGTTTATAAGACCACGCTCTCATTTGGATTTCCCATAGAGTTGCGGTTCCCATTGTTGAAACACGCTCGTAAGTTGTTGGGACAAGTGATGCAAGAAGGAATGAACCCTGATTAAACTCCTCATCCACTTTTAGTGTTTCTTCCAAGTCATCATCCAAGTATCTCTCAACCAAATTATCCCCTGTTGTTTTAATATAGATGCCAGAATGTTTTGAACACGCTTCATCTACTTTAGGGTCAACTCCAACTTTTTTATATTTTCCGTTTTCAATATTTAGCCAGTATTCTTCTTTTTTAGCATAAAACGGACCAATATCTGTGTGGTCAATATAAACTCGGTCAGCGGCTTCTGCAGAAATGTATTGAGTTATATATTTCAAACCTGCGGATTTAATGTTTGAGTTAATTGCCTGAGCTCTTCTTACCGCATGTAAAGTATCCACCACATTATATCCCCACATCGAAGTTTGATTAAATCTCTCCACTTCATTTGCGAGTTTAAGCATCGACTCAGACTGTTTAATTGGGTTTGAGGAGTTTAAAGTCTTTGCGACTTTTTTAATATCTAACTTTAACGCTTTTGCTCTTTCAAATATCCAGTGCCAGTCGAAGTTGAACCCGTTATAAGATGCAATAATACTTGGTTTAATTTCATCTATTGTGTTGAAGAATTTTACAATACCTTCTCTTTCTTGTTCGGGTGTTGAACATTCTATAACCTCACTAAAACCTTTATTGGTTTTCATTCCTATCATAAAGATACGACCGTCTTTTGGTTCGAGTGCGGTCGTTTCTAAGTCAAATACAAATCTTGTGATACTGTCGTATTCGTCAAAACCTTTAAACATTCGTTTCTCTTTAACAACAAGAAACTGCTCAACAGGTGGAAGTATTAATACCAACCCTCTTGTTGTTTCACCCCACGGTTCAATTCCTCCCTCTCTGAAAAACTGAATAAGAGAACGATACCCATTAAGGGATTTAACCATATAGGTTAGACCTTTTTCGAGCCTTTCGTTTCCGTCAGTTCGGAGTTTTTCAATAATAATTTTGTGTTTTGTCATTGCCTCTTTTTGGAGGGCCTTTGACGACTGATAGAAGTTTAATCCACGCAAATCACCTACCCATGCAAATGGAATGAAGGTGTCTTTTTTAATTTGTTTTCCGTGAATTGGATGTTCTATGATTTTCCAAATACAATCTTTAACATAATCGTATTCTACTCCGATGATATATTTTTCATCGTCGTTCCCCTGAAGGAACTGTTCAATCTCTTCGTTTGATATCATTATACTTAAATTTTTGGTGTATTAGCTGCCGAATAAAATCGACATTGACCTTTTTTGATAAGTATAATTATTTAAGATGGAAAAATCAAACTCAGATTAAGTACAAATTCTATAAATTCTTTCCGTGTATGGCTCAAAATTCAACAATATCTCAGCATTGTTTGGCTCGTATATAATATTACCGTTAGTAAATCCTGGGTAAGTGTTAATTGTTGATAATCCTTCATCTGTTAATGTCCCTATATCAATTTTTATTAAACCAAAAACATTACCATTAACATTAAGTATATAAAGTTTATTATTAGCTTCATCTATTACCATACTTGTATTTGTTCCACTATAAGGTGTTAGGTCGACATATGAAATTGCCGAGCCCGGATTATTGTAAACAAACAACCTTCCACCGTCAACCAACAAATACATATATAAGTTAGTTATATCATATAATAATTTTTTTCCAAATCCGTTATATCCGCCCGAAGGAACAGTATCTGTACCAACTATATTCTTAGTAGATGGGTCAACATAGAATATAGTATCTCCTGTGGAAACAACCCAAAATGCGTTATTGAGTCTCGACCATGCAATATCGCCATTTGTAGTGGCGGTTACATCTATTGTGGCGTCTATTAATTGAGTTGAAATATTAATTTGTAAATAATCACTAATGTCGGTCAATATACCAAGATATGTATACAATCTATCTACCGCAATTTCAGTAATTGAAATTCCTGCATTGATTGTTGACGCTGTCAAATCTGTTAAATTATACAAGTCAACTGATTTACTTGACGAATCACTACCCACATATAAGAGTTCACTAACACCATCATTTGCAAATGTTAAACTAGCATAAGTTGCGGGTCCTCCGGACAATGAATTAGGTAAAGTTTCAATATACGAATATGAAGTGTCATAAACTTCAGTATCTCCAGTAGTTACGACATATAATAAACCTGTGTTGGCATTGTAATCAAATCTATATACCTTATCTGTAGTATTAAAATACCCGACTTGATAAGGACAAGAAGGTGTTGCACCTGATGTTGGAGTAGGAGTAGGAGTTGCGGTATTTGTTGGAGTAGGGGTCGGAGTTTCTGATTCAGTTGGTGTTGGGGTATTAGTTGGTGTTTCTGTTGGGGTTGATGTAATAGTTTCTGTTGGGGTGTTTGTGGGTGTTTCAGTTAAAGAAGGAGTTAGTGTTACCGTTCCTGATGGAGTATTAGTCGGGGTTTCGCTCGGTGTGTTGGTAGGGGTCTCAGTATTTGTTGGAGTTACTGTAGGTGTTGGAGTTTCGGTTGTTGTTGGGGTAACACTAGGTGTTACACTACTTGTAGGGGTTTGAGTGTTGGTTGTCGTAATTGATGGTGTTGGTGTTGTGGTAACAGTAGATGTAGGAGTGTTAGTTGGAGTTAATGAAGGAGGCGGAGTACTAAAAATTATATCACTCTCAAAATTTAATATTATGTTTGGAATAGTATTAATTAATTCAACATTACTTAATAAACTTGACTGAGTTAAATTGTCATAATTATAGTCGGAAAATACTATTTGTGTTGTTCCCCTAGTCTCACCTGAGTTTATTGTTACACCTGTCACAATTTCTATGGTAGTTCCCGTAATTACTTCTAAAACATTTGTAAAATCGACTCTAATATCTTTGTTGTAACTTTGAGAGCTTGTTAATATATAATCAATGATTAATGAACCTGAGTAATAATACGCCTCTAAAGTTAAACCTCCGATATTGAATGTTTGTTGGAACCCGCAACAAGGCAAATTCAATGAATATACATCCAAGAATGAACTATTATCCGTACTAAATGAATCTAAAATATTGACATAAAATTTTTCTTGGAGGGGTAGTATAACAACACCGTTTTCAGAAGGTACTGAAATCTGAACTTCATATCTACCAGACTTTATTGTATCTTTATTTGTGAATTGATAATTTAAATAGTATAAAGTTTTATCATCAAATGGAGATGTTTCAGTTGTAATATAACATTCCTTTGACGCAAATAAAATCTTATCAATTGTTTTATCGTATAATGAAATATAGAATGAGTAATTTGAATCTAAAAACGAATTCAAATTAAAATCACTTCTCCCATCTTTACATATCTCAACCTTTAGAATAGGAAGAGTGGCATTTTTTTTAATATAAAATTCCATTATCCTCTTATAAAGTTTTCAATAATGTTTATATAAAGTTTTTCTTTAATTGGAAGAATTAAAGTTCCGTCATCATTTATAAATAAAAACTCCCCTTCATACCTACCAACTCTATTAGTGTCTAAAGTGCCGAATTTATAATAAATATAATATTCGGTCTTACTATTTGGTTCAATAAAAACTTTATTAGTAAAACCTGCTTTTTTATTTAAAATTTTGTAATTACCGTCTATTACATTTTTCATAGAAAAAAAAATGGAAGAATTCTCAATTATTGAGTTAAAGTCTTCCATTGAAGATTTTCCATTAAAATCTAATTCCATTTTAAGAATAGGTAGTGTTGAATTTTGTCCGATAAAAAATTCCATACCTATAAATATGGAATCAACACTCTTTTCTTAAAGAAGCATCATAATGTTCAAACCTATCGTGTTCTGTTGGGGTCATTAGAAGGATTCCTGGTTTTAAATTTCCTTTAATTGTCTCTTGAAAATTATGTGACATTATAGTCTGCTCAAATGGAGATGCGTATTTGGTTTCTAAATAACATTTATAGTTACCTGATTTAGAAAATAATACAGGCCAATTACACAAGTATATTTCACCGGTTGCATATGGAACACCTTTATATGATTTAATATTTTTAAAATTTGTTCTCGGAGCTTCAGGGTCCAATCCTTGGGACGGTAGATTTGGTTTTTCGGGCCAATGAGATTCCCTAAAAACCTGAGGTACATTATACCAACTCCATTGTGTAGAGTTATCTCCATAGAATTCTGTAAAATTCATTTTTAAAAACCCAAAATCTTCTTTTTTCGAAATGTCTAATACCTTATTATACAGATTATCAATTTTTCTATTAAACCCATTCTTACAAGTTTTTTCAGGTCCATTATAAAAAAACATATCATCCTCAAAAAAGAAATAATAATCTAATCCTGTGGTATCAAAATGTTCGGCAATAAACTGTCTACCACCAGTTATACCCAAGTTTTTTTCAGGCCAAATAATTTCAAAATTATTATCCTCTGCAATTTTTTTATAATCATCATCAGTTGTTCTATCAGTCGAGTTATTCAAAATAAACTTTTTTGGTTTATCCAAAAAATTAACATCATATTCCTGTATAGATTTAACAAGAGTCCTCAATTGATTCGGACTATTAAATGTTATCACATAAAGAGCTGTCTTATCAACATCTAAGGAATTTTCTGATTTAGTATTTCTTACTGTTTTAGAAACCAAATTATCATTTTTACAATCCTCAAAAAATTTACCAATTAATCCGTTATTTTCAATTTCAAAATATTGAATTAAATCGGAATGCTTATAAGTCATAATTGTGAACACGGATTCTTCCGTACCCATGTATCCGTTGTTTAATGTGTCTAATAATAATCCATAATATATTGAATTAGCTTCACTTATTGTATCTTTAGGTCCACCAAAAAAACCACCCCTACAAACCATGTTAACTTCAGAATTCGAGTATTCACACATTTTTTTATATTCAAATCCATGTATTTCGACTTTACCATCATAAGGAAATGAAATAAAAGAAAATTTATTAAATTTATCTTTTATTTTAGATAAAACCATATCATGAGTAAAGTAGCCAATATGTACTGTGTTTGAAATACCCCCATCAATCCATATCAAATGTGTTGAGTTAAATTTGTCCAAAATTTTTGCATCGTGTAATAAAAACATTTTTGACATTACCAGTGGATTGTACATTTCTAATTTAGATTGTGTTGAATCAACTAACCATCCCGATTGATTATACCATTCGGGTTTATTTCTAATAGTTTGAATCAAATCAAAGTAATTATTTTGTTTAAACCAGCTTAAATCTCTTCTTATAAACTGAGTATTTTTTTCATTTCTATATTTTTTTACATATTCCTCAAGTTCAGAATCTCCAAAAATTATTAAGTCATTGTCCACCCCTAAAAGTTCCGAAAATTTATCCAAATAATGTTGAAAACTTCTTGACCAACCTTCTTGTAGGGAATCCCTCCCAATGTTCCATAAACCAGTTACTAAAGTTATTGAATTCATTTTGTAGTAATTTTATTTAATTTAATATTTCGAGATTATCTAAAAAAGAATACAAGATATCAAATTGACTATTTGGTGTGCAGTTTTTAACAAACCACTCATAAGATTTTTCAGTCATTTCATTATATTCTTTTGTTTTGTAAAAATCATTAATAAATTTAATTTTTTCGTGAATGATTTCATCAATAGGTTGATTATTCCAAATTTTTGACACAATTTCATCATCTATAAATTTAAAATAATGTTCATTCTCAATCAAAGGGTTGTAAAAGTTACAAATCAAATTTTCCCTCAAGTTGACGACCCCAAGTCCAAACAATTCCAAATCTCTATAGCAAATATTGGCAGCACCATTTAAACTTAAACCAAATTTGCAGTCCGAGAGTTCCTCATAATATTTTTGTTTTTCTTTAAATTCCTGTCTTTTGGAGTAAATTTCAAACTCATTGTAAGTCTTCAATTTATTCATAATGTTTTCTCTGATTCCGTGGCTCAAACCCGCAAAGTATATTTTTTCATTATTTTTTTCAACTTTTTTAAGTTGTGAAATTACGTCATGGTCTGACCAATTTTCTAAATAATATATTGAAGGTTGTGTAAATTCATATTTCGCAACGTAATCATTTGATAAATTTGATACTGCAGAAAATTTTACAACGTTTAAATTATTTTTTACACAGTACTCAATTGTTGCATTTGCATAGTCGTACCAACAATGAATAAACATTTTTTCATTTTTTTTATTCATTATTATAAGATTAAACCAATTAAATGGTGAATCTGAATGATTATTATAGGGGTGACCCAATTTTTCTGATAAATCAGAAATTGACATGTATTCAAATTTAATTTTTGTTTTTTCCTCTATTTTATAGTGAAAAAATTTATAAAATTCGCTTACATACCAGTTTTGGTATCCAAAATCATAAGAAATTATATATTCAGACATTCAAAAACACGCTTGAACCTTTATTTTTTTATTTTGCAAACCCAAACGACATTTCTAAATTCCTCCTCAAATAAAGGAATTAAATTATATTTTTTACATGATTCATCAATATCATTATCCTGTATTTCAAGCCAATTCCATATTTTGTTTTCAACTTGATTTTGAAAATATTGACTGTTTGGGGCATAATCGTGAGCCATGATTACATCACCAATTTTTAGTAAAGGGGAAATGAGATTAAATTCATTTTTTTTATTTCCTCCATCACATAAGACTAATGTAACACCTTCCCCATTTATAATATTATATAATTCCATTTTTGAGTTTTCATCGGCAAAGTCACCATAGTCGTATGAAAATAAATTTATTACTCTAGCATCTATATTTATATTAGAAATACGCTGCAAAAGATAGTGAGGAGTTTGTACGTCATAAGTTATAACCTCACTTTCTCCAAGATTATTTATATCTAATAAATCTCTCATAATTAAAGTTAAACCTCCGGCAAAGGTACCAATTTCTAAAATTCTTGAGGGTCTAATTTCTTTTATCAGTTTATTAAATTCATCAATTATATTTGGATTTTGCTCAATTGAAATTCCTTTATAACTAGCATGTGTGACATTACCTTTTGATAAATTTTTGTTGAAGAAGTCATTTTTATAACAGTCTTCACCTGAACAGCTTAAATTATTTTTTACAATATCAATATTCATTATTTTATTTTTTCTAAATTTATTTTTTTAAAAGTATGTTCTAAACTATTACTTAAAATCGAATTTCTCATAAACCACTCTCGAGCATTTTTACTTACAAATTTCAAATATTCTTTATTGTATTTTACCTTATCCCAAGTTCTAATTAAATTTTTCTTAAAATCTTCATATGATATGTAATTAGGATATCCACCATCAGAATAGTCACAATAATGGTAACAATTAATATAATGGTAATTAGGAATTAATGGTTCAGGATAAGAAGTTTGGATGAGGGGTCTAATCACAGGTACACCAATACCAAAACATTCAATATCTCTATTACAAATCTCGGTCCCTCCGGGTAAACTCAAAGCACAAGAATAATTTGATAACTCCTCTAAATACTCGTTGTAGAGTAAATTTTGGTTATTATAATTTTTATCTATGATGACAATATCTTCCCTATTGATGTTTTCTACCATTTCTTTTCTAAAATCCCACAAATACCCTCTAAAAAATAATGAATTTATTTTTTCATTATTTTCTCTGTTATCATATATTTCTGTCATTTTATCATAACAACAATCAAAATAAGGACCGTAAAAAAATTGTTGGTAAACATCCTCAATGTTGTCGGGAAACTCTAAGTCTAAATTTGCTTTACCTGTATTAACATATGAAAAGTAGTCAAAAAAATTGAACCCTCCGCAATAAAAAAACTGAGCCATTTTTTTTGGTCGCCACCCCAAATGAGTCATAAAATGGTATTTATAATTATCAAAAAAAGATAATAAAATATATTTGTTGTTTTCAGGATTTAGTATGGACAGGCTCATGCAACTATGAATTCCCCCCTGACCAAATTTTTCATAAGATTTGTCTACTTCAATATCAAAAGTATGTTCAGGATAGGACTCAATTAATTTTTGTCTAAGATTATTAAAAAAACTTGTCACATAAAATTTATAACCATCAAGCACAATATCTCTGAATTCGTGTCTTAATATGAATCTCATAAATTTCCTGTTATTCTTTCACCCCAACCCTTTGATTTGGAGTATGGCCATACAACCCAATATTTTGGTTTTGAGGTTGTTTGGAATTCCCTCCAAACTTTACAGTATCCATCAGGGTCATTTTTCATACCTCTAATTTCATTTGGGTCGGCATCCTTTCTATAAATTGTATTATCATTCTCATCATGGAATGCAACCGCCCAAAAGTCATAATCTTCTTCAGGAACTTGAGTATATCCAATATCAATACAATGTTTAAATATGGATGCAAATGATTCCATCCATTCTTCTTCACTTGAGTAATTGTAAGTGTTTGGTGGATATTTTTTATCTAATGTTTCTTGTTGGACCGCTCTTTTAGAAAAAAGTAACCCTGAGTAGATTTCGTAATCTCTTAGAGTTCTTTCGGGACCAAATCCAAATATACCGTGGTCCATCGGTTCTTCATTATCCATACCAAAAAGAGCTCTATTTTTTTTGTGACAATAGTTATTTCTTTCAACCCATTTCTTATCATCATCCCACTGTTTTGTTCTTCCTTTACGAGTATACTCATGCCAAATAAGAGTTTTGTGAGGATGGAATAAATCATATCCCCAAGTATAAGCTCTTGCCCCAATAGAGATTTCTTCTCCGTGGAAATAATAATCAGGGTCATGCTGAACTTCTTTGGCAAATTGACCTAAAGTAAAGCAATAGTGTGCCGAGTAAAATCTTGCAGTTACTGGTTCAGTTAGATTTTGCCACCCTGGTATTGTTTCGGGTAAAAAGAATACCGCTCCTTCAGGAATGAATCTATCAAAAGCCATTCGCCATGGCTCTTGAACTCTCGCGCCTGGGTCATTATCAGGGTCAAATGATGAAACATAACCCGTCAGAAGTGGTTTTTTATAACCTTTCTTTTGAAGTTGTTTAATCATTTTAATCATCTCCTCATCCCAATTTGGGGCAAACCTCATATGAGAATCAATTTGAAGGGTATACTCTTCATTGTCATATAGTTGTTGTACCAAATGTCTAGCCCAGCACGCCCCTTTCGATTCCGAATAAGGTATATTCAATATTTTAAATCTCTTATCATTATCATACTTAGATAAATCATCAAATTTATCATCAGGGTGAAATTGTCTAGCAATTGCAAATACTAAATTTTTTGGTTTTTTTGCATTTTCTATTGCTGATTCTATCGTCTTTACCAGCTCTGGGTCTCTATAAGATGCAATTTGAATAAAAATTTTCATGAAATTATACTAATTTCAAAAATAATAATTTCAAAACTGATTAATCTGAATAGTTTTTACAATAAATTATTCACAATCCATAGATGATGTATTACAAGAAATTAAAGAGGATGCCCCAATTATAACACTAAATTGATTATCAATAATAGGTATATTCCCAGCAAACTGAGCATGTACAAACTCATCCGCAATATACGGTTGAGTATTTGGTATAGAAAAATAACTTTGGTCAGAAGATACCCAATATATTATATTATTTCCTATTTGGAAAAACCCTCCATCGCCAACAGCAATTCCGCCATCTACCCCTTGAGTTGATTTTTGATAACAAAGAATTGCTGGCGTCGGATTATTAAAGAAATTCCACGAAATAATTTGAGTGCTTGGCCTATGAATCATTTGTCCTGCGGTTGTTACCATGATATCTCTTGTTTCATAAGAAGCGGTTTGAGGAAAAAATCCACCTGTTAATTCAGTAATTGTTGATGAAACAGGACTTGAGGTAATATTCACCAAAATAAGTCTTTGATTTGTATGATTTTTACTTGTTGATATTAAATTGTTTGTAGAGGCGTAAGCAAGTCCTTGACCCAAGAGATACGGAACTGAAATTATTCTGTTAAATATTAAATTATAACTATTATTATTACCGGCTATTTTCCATTCCCAAATTTCACTAGAATTTGTACTAGCACTTAAACTTACCCACAATAATCCGTCAACAAGGTTTTGGGTGTTTGTAATTAAATTATGGGCAATATCTCTAGTTCTATAATTTGAACTATAAGTTGGTACATTCGGAACACTAAGTTCAATCAATTCATTAGTATCAAAATTCCACCTTGCAATTCTAAAAATTGGTAATTCTGGCACTTCGGCATTTGATGGTAAAACATATAAAAATAATGGACAACAAAGTGGAGGTGGAGGTAAGATATTTGGAATTAAATCAACTGTGGTACATGGATTCGTTGTTATTGATGGTATTAACCTTGGACTCGAAGCGCTGTGTGGACCCCTTCTTCCTGTTGGGATTACCCCGTTGAAAATTTCAACTGGACTTCCGTCACCAGTCGTTAAATCCAATTGTTGTACGGTGAATCCACCTGAGTCAATTTGACTCGTTTGTTTAACCATCCATAATCTTTCATTATATATAGTTATAGAATTTTTTATATTACTATAACTAGTAATAGTCCCATACCAATGAACAAAATTTGGTTGGTTTGCGGTATCTTGAATGTAATTATATTGTAATAATAACTGATTATTATTTGGTTGGTTTGGATTGGCATTCCATTTTGCCTTTATAATTAATTGATTGCTGTCAGTTAAAACCATGTCGGCCCAAACAATCACTTTATTAAAAATTGTATTAGTATTTTGAGGTATGTTTACAATACCATTGGTCGTGTTGAAGGAGGCTCCGGCCAAAGGTAATGGAAACATGTTAGTAATGTTAGTTGAGGATAAAGTAAAAGAGCCAGTTTGCGAAATATCAATTTGAACAATTTGTGCTGGATTGTTGGCATTTGATAAATTGTTAGATGCGGGTATTGTACTCGCAATTAAAGTATTGTTATCTCTGACACATAATCCAAAACCTAAAATAATACTAGATGGGATAGTGATTCTTCTATTGTAAGTCGTTGTAAATCCGATTCCGAGAGTGAATAGTAAATCCCATTCGTCTATTACTTGTGAGTTCGAAGTTTGTCTATGTAACACCCACATTTTTCCAGTGTTGGTTGTGTAGTTCAATGTGTGAGCAATGTTGGCGTCAGACCCCGGAAAATTAACCGCAGTTGTACCGGCAGGTAGGTTTAAAGCTAAAACAGGGTCTGCAACATTTGTGTCAAACTGATAAGTAGTTACCGTAACATTTGGCTGATTTACTTGTTGTATTGGGTATGGCCCAAATATAAGTAATGGGCGACATCTTGGGTCGACAAAATCAAATCCTAAGAATGAATCATTACATGAACCATAGGTTGACGCTCCTCTTAAATTTCCAAGGTTAGTATTATTAATTACAACAGCCAAATCTCCTTGTGTGTCAATATTATAAACTTTAGAACCGGTTGATGAATTTTGGACAACATAGAAAACTCCATTTTCGATAAAAATTTCAGTAGTGAATGATGAATTTGATTGACTAAGATTCCATAAAAATAATTCTCCGTCCAATGTAGTTCCGTCAAGAGTATCGTCACAAGTAAACTGTTGTAAAAATATTTGGTTACCTGAACTAATAGATTTTGCAACTATAACCCAAAGTTTATTTGTTGACCTTAATATATCTCCTTGTACCGTTTGACCACTAGGATATTCAATTAAAGGAATTGAGATTCCTGTGTTTACATCATACATTACCACCGCACATAACCACGGAGATGTGTTAAACCACCTGCCTTGTGAATAATATATTTTACTACCATCAACGGATGACCCCAACCCCTCAAAAAGTGCCGAACTGGTGTATTCACCAAAAGGTGGAGTTGGTAAAGTTATAAATGATGGTTCACTAATACAAGAAGGCTGCGAAAAATCTACATCCCAATACTTTAAATTATCAATTATTGCGTTATATGATTGTGTGGAATTTCTAAGTACATATATTCTACCAGAACCATCTGGATTTAGGGTTACAGTAATATCTCGATATGATTCATTATTATTAGGTAAATCAAGTAATACGGATGAATTACTAACTAAATTGTAAATCCATATATTTGGTAAATTTCTTGACATTAAAAAGGTTTGGCAACCTGGAAATCCTTGTGTTGGATTAATACATGCCGGCCTAACACAAACATTTTGAATAAATATTGAGGGGTCTAAAATACCTGGCACCTGATATCCAAATCCATCGTCTGACGGGGCTATCGGGATTATAATAAAGTCATTACCACCTGAGCAAGTCATAGTGAAATCTATTATCATGTACCCCCCAAATATATTGGCATAAAAAGGTTCAGAAATATTAGTACCTAAACCTATTCTTACACCTCTTAGTAAATTATCAAGTCCTTCGGGAGGCTCTTGCCCCGACGCAATAAAATATGAATAGGGGGGGAACCATACTTCCATAGTAATTTGATACTCAATCTCAGTCTGCAAAACATCTGCATACATTATTGATGCTGCACCATCTTGGCCTCCGTAAACAAGGGCTCCTCCATACTCCTCAGTCCAACTCCACTGAGTGTTTGCTGCTCCTCCAAATTGAGTCCATCCATCAATATTATATCTAAAAAAACCATTAGAAATTACATTAAAATATATATTTGGAGAATAAGCACATTTAAAATCCTCTCTAGCGCAACTATAATAATTAAAATCTATTAGTTGGCAAGGTCCGTTATCGGTTACAAATAAAAATTGGTCAAAATTGTCATTTGTTACCGATATACTTCCTGCAACAGCGCAAAAAGTTTCTTGTAATGGATAATATTCATATTGATTCAGACTGGTGTCATTAAAGAAGTAACCAATTTGTAATTCTCGTGATATTTGTTGGGGAGTCTCAGTACATGTTACATATGAAATTCCAATAACTTGGGGTAAACCATCTGGTGGTTGGTTATATTCGACAATACTTCCTTGTAAATTTGTATTCATGTTGACGACTGTATAACATCTACATGGTAAGTCTTCCCCCACGGCCAATAAAAGTTTAAGACACACATTTGTAATACTTATTGGTTTTAATTCATCTGAACATGAAGAATACGCCAATATTTTCAGTTTTGTCCCACCTTGGCAGGTAATTGTGGTTGAAAATCTTTGTCTACCGGGTTGGACAATGTTAACAGAGTAATTATTTCCAGCATATATCTTAATGTAAGCATTACCTCCGCATTTTGGTAATTGTAACATCTGAAGGTCAAATGAAATGTAATATTCATTACCCTCAACTAAACAATCTTGAACCAAACATCCTGAGTTAATTCCCCCAACATAATTTGCGCCGCCTCCGTATATTACTTCTGAGTATTTCCAAGATTGCTCAGGAGTTAAAGGATTACCGTTCAAATCCTCTAATGACCACCCATTTAAATTGTTAGCAAATGATGGATTTGTTATAATGTTATCTTCACATGGACCTCCACACTCAATTTGCGGAACCGTAATATTATTAACCACTGTGGTTCCTGTATTTGGAGTTATCGCAAATGGTTTACTTGAAATATTTTTAGTCCCAACCGAGCCCCTAATTGCTTGGAAATACCATGTATCTCCAGGATAAACAAAATCTTGGGTAATAGGTTGTTTTGTGTTACAATCTAAATAGGTAAATGAACCATATGGTTCATATTGGTTTCCAGTTATTTTATAGCAAACACATTCTTGAGATTGAACTTTAGGTGGACAAGCCGAGCCCGCAGTACAAGTAGATAACGATTCAATGTTTACAAATGTATCTGCAGTATATTGACCTGACTTTACACATTTGAATATTGAACTACCTCCATTTATTTTTAATCTTTCTGTAATTCCTTGGCAATTTATTATTGATAAAGACGCTCTTTTTTTTGTTAAAGAATTATTTTGAAATTTATAACAATAGCATCTCTCATCTTCTTTTGATAATTCTGTTTGAGGGTATGTAAATTTATATGTTAAGTTATAATCAGGAAAATAGACCTCATAATCACCCTCAAATAGTCCGTCGTATAGATTGTATGGAAGAGTTACTTGTTCGTAAGAATATGGTACCCCATCCTTAGGAAATACCCTAATATCAACAGTTTCCCCACTATAATTGGTTGTTAGTATTTGAAGTATTTCAGCCATATAATATTATATACAATAATTCGGATTTGAGTAAGTTATTGTCCCACTTGAATAAATTAATGCAAGTTCAAGTTGAGCGGGGCCTGGACTTCCTGAGTACCTAAAATTTGTTATAGGTGAGGCCTCCATTTTGAAATAATTCAAATTATTTTGGTCAAGTAAAGTTACTTTAATATAAGAATGTCTAAATTGTATATAAGGTATAGGGTACACATTTGAATCTTGACCTAAATTAGTGTAGTCACATGTTTGGGCTGAAAGTGATGGAATAAATGTATTATTAATACCCGAATATGGATATGTCAAATTTGAGTATATAGGAATTGTACTATAATTTTCAGAATCGGTTCTGGCACTTGCCGAATTATTATATATGTTATTAAAAGTAGACTTAAAAGGGTCAACATATTTAGAACCTGTAGTTGTTGTAAAATTTAAATTATAATAAGGATTTAATGATGAGTCATTTATAGTGTTAACTGACCCATCAATTCTATCATTACACCCTAATGAACAATCATAATTTAAATTTTTAATTATTGTTGGCATTGTAAGTGTCATAAAATAAGGTCCCGTTCCTCCAGTTGTGACCACAGTTGAAGTGTGAAAATGATATTCACGATATGGAGTAGAATCACCACAAGTTTCATTTTCCAAATTACCTATTGGAACTTTTAAGTCATAGTGTCTATAATAATTTATATTTGTATTATCTGTTGGAGTTCCCGAATAGGACAAATTACTTAAATAAGAATTGTAGAAATACCCTAGGTCAGATATTGTTGAGCAGCTTATAGTAAACAATCCTTGATTATTAATAATTTGTTTAGTGTAAGTTATTGTGTTACTTGGAGAAGAACAAAGTCTTAAAATTGAACCGGTAGTTTGTGTGTTACAAATAAAATTTTCAAAATACATATCATAAGTTCTATTTCTTGGACATAAGCTAAGCTCGCTGTTTGGTCCTCCAATAATGTACCTGAAAACATCTGTATTTTGTACATCGGGTAGGGTGCATCCGCTTAACTGATAACCCACATTAATTACATTACATCCTATTTCATATGCGGTTACAGATGATAATACAATTTTGTAAGGAGTGTCCTCAAAATTATTTAAACAAGTATAACAATCAAAAGTTTCTAAGCACTTAAAATAAAAATCCCATTTTGTGTTTTGGTTCGTTTCATTTGGTATTACCTCTATTTTTATATAATCATCATTATTTATAGTCAAACCTGTTAGGCAAGTGACTTTTTTAAATGGACTAGATGAAGGAATTTTTTTTGGTTGAGCATTGACACTTGTACCTGTCGAACTATATGGTAATGCGTTTTCTCCAATCTGTAAATTTTCTATTAATATAGGTTCATTTCCATATGATGACCCATAAAATGTCATTTTTAATGTATCCGAAACATCAAGTCCTTGAAACTTCCAAGCCAAATAATTCGTATTACTTGAAATTGTAAATGTTGCGGATAATGATTGAGGTGGAACACCCACAGAATAATTGTCAAATAAATAGTGGTGAGAATAATCACCTATTGTATTACCATTTGAACAAGTAAAAGAACTAACCGTCACTTGTTGACTTTGGAAACAGTCTAAATTTGCGGGGAAGGTTTCTGACCCACCTGAGGAGGTGAATGTTGCTCCATTAATTATTACTCTATCAATTACAGGAGTATAGGTCCCAGCTTCTATTATTGGTGACGAATTCCCTGTTAATGGATGAGTTAAGTTCCAACCTACACCTGAGAATGCGGTCCCGTAACCTGTCGTTAAATACACTTCTGAGTTACCAGATTGATACCAATTAATTATATAATCTGATATATTGGTGTCACAAGTCCCAACTAAATTACCAACTATTAGTTGTCCAACTGTTGAGGTAGAATAATTAGTAAAACTTAAATTACAAGTATTACACAGGTCATTATCTTGTATTGAAATTGTTGCACAGCATGTGCTTTCTGGGTCACGAAACTGTAAAATAGATGAACCCTCGGGTATACCTGTAATTATGTACGGACAATTTTCTCCGGTTATATCCTCTGTGGAAACAGTTGTAAAAGGAACTGTAAACCCATCTGAATCTGAATAAATATATAGAGTATCACCTAATGGCTCGTACCCTGTGAATGTTATACATGTTGAAGCTGTTAATGACATCTATTTTTTATTAATTAAGTTTAGCTAGTTGGTGTTGGAGTTGGTGATGGGGTAACACAATTACAACCTTGTGTTGATATATATGCGGTTGCGCCTACATTTGTAGAAACAACAATAACATTTTTTGCACATATATTTTCAGTTGTAAATTGTGGTACCACTAAGGTTGATACACTATTATTACACCCTGTAAAGGTAAATGTTCCACCTGTCGATGCCCCCCATCCTCCGTATAAATTCCAAAAACGACAACAATCCGTGGTTGTTGAGGTTGGAGTATTAGTTGGAGTTAGTGTCAATGTTGAAGTAACTGTTGGTGTTGGACTTGGAGGGATATTATTTGTAAAATCTGAAAAACTAAAACCTGATATCCCGCACTCAACACAAGGTATCTGAACTTGTCTTGAAGGTGTTACAGTATGAGTTCTAGTAATTGATGGGGTTGGAGTTTTAGTCGGGGTTGTAGTTGTGGTTGGAGTTATGGTCGGGGTTGTAGGTGGTGTTAATGACGGCACAAACCCTAGTGTTACAGAAGGTGTTGGAGTTGCGGTTTTGGTTGGAGTCATTGTTGGACTAACTGCGGGAACTGGCCTGAAATTAGTATTGATACATTTAATTATTTGTGATGAACCATTTACCACTTCATTCAGTGATGAAAATAAAGATGAGTTATATGGATAAGAATTATTAAATGAGTAGATATTACCATCATTACTAAAATCTATTACACAAATATTATTATTATATTGAAAGATACCGTCAGGGTAATTAAATGTGTTTGAAACATCTATATCTACTTGAATTCCTCCATTGTTTAAATAATCATATTGAACTATGAATGAGTTCCCATCATTGTCAAATTCGGTAACAATTAAATTATTATTATCTGTTAAAGTCATGTCGCCGGCAACATATCTTCCTTCTTGTATAAAGAACATAGTTGTTGGCTGAGCGATATTATTTACTATATTTATTTGGACAATTTCATTAGGTATTCCTGGTACTGAAGTGTAAATTGAGGTTATTAAATTTGTTCCATTATATACAGCAAGTCCCGTACCATTATTAAATCCAAGAGATATTGTTCTAGAATAGGTTGCACTAAATGGAGAAAACTCAATTAACCATTCTTGTATGTAACCATTACCTAATAACCAAAGAGTGTCTAAATCATGTGCAATATCAAGTACAAAGTCAGAAAAATCCCCACCTATAAAATACTCAGTCAACTCAGTACTTATGTCGGTGATTGGGTTATATGCAAATATTTTACCACCCTTGGTAACATATAAAACATCACAATAATTAACTGTTGGACCAAACTGGGGGGTAATAGATACGGTTGGGGTTGGTGTTGGAGTTGATGTGGTTGTTTTTGTAGGAGTATTCGTTAGTGTTTTTGTAGGAGTATTTGTTAGTGTTTTTGTAGGAGTTGGGGTTGGAGTTCCACAAGAATTATTTACACAAGGTATCCCTTGGGTTGCAATTATTGTTGGTGAACCAGAATATGAACTATATAGTGAGCAGGTTGATATTGTACCTAATGGAGGTATTACAGTTGAGAAAAATTTATTATCACAATCGTAATATTGTAAAAACGCAGTTTTAGTTGAATTAGAATTATAAAAACTATAACAAAAACAATTACTTGTAGGTGTAGGGGTTGGGGCGTTATAATTTATAGTTTTAGTTGGTGTAGATGTTGGGGTTTTGGTTTGGGTATTTGTTACACTAGGTGTTGGGGTTAGACAAGGTATTAAGACTTCACAGGTTTCGTTATATTCGGCAAAAAATAAAGTATATGTACCATAATAATAATCTGAACTATAATTGTAAGGAACTATCACATTTCCAATAACAATAGGTGTTCCACCGCTACAAGGATAGAATGTCAAATATGCAGTTTGCCCGCTATAATTATTTGTGGTGATTTGGACTACTTGTGGCATCTTTTTAAAAATAAATATCAATAAATTTTTTATTTGACTATAACACCCTTCAAAAGTTGTCCACCTCCGTCAGTTAAGATATATATAATACTAAGTGGTGATAATGGAGTGGTTGTTAGAGTCACACTTGGGGTTGGGGTCGGTGTGGTAGTTGAGGTTAAAGTAACGCTTAGGGTCGGAGTATTTGTAGATACTGGAGTAACGCTTGGAGTCGGAGTATTTGTAGGCACTGGGGTCACACTTGGAGTCGGGCTGACTATTTCATATTCCACATCACAAACAGGTACCTCGATAAAAATGTAGTTAATGTCACACGAAGAAACTGTTGTTGTTAATGCTGACATGTCACAATCAGGGACATTAATTAGATTAGGTACTATGTCTATAGGCGGTATATCTATTGTTTTGGTAAAAGTTGTGTCTAACTTAGGTATATAAAAATAGTAAGTTCCTCCTTTTTGGTCTGTGGTATATTCAAATGGGAATGTACCAGAACCCAAATCTATTCTTGTAGTTGAGCTATATTTTGAATATTGAACTTTAATAGGTTCACCCAAAAAAGTTTGACTGACAAACCTATAAGTAATCATGGTATTTCTTGAACAATAATATCATTTATGGTTCCACCAGTATTACAGTTAGGACATCTTGGGTCAAACATTTGGAATTTGGTTTTTAGTATTTCGAAATTGTGCCAAATTTCAGCAGCGTTTAATGGTTCAACATACATTCTAAATTGAGAAATACCTCCATCGAAAGTACCAGCAAAGTTTGGTTCGATTAATATATTTGTGGTAAGAGCCGATAAACTTGTTCCTGACAATGTTTGGTTTGGCATGACCTCAGGGTCTTGCTGATATGGTGCATCGAATGTGTAAGTAATTGGACCTGGTGTTGGTGGAGTAAATACAGGTAAAGTTTGTCCTGAAATAATTGAGAAGGAACAGGTATAATTAAATCCTGTAAAATCTAATTCATATGTACCATAAAAATAGTTTGTGGAGTAATCGTACGGTATTACTTGAGAGCCAACATTTACAGTCCCACCTGTATCAGGTAAAAATGTAATTACTGCTGTCTGTCCACTATAATTATTACTTCCAATCTTTACTGTTGCCGGCATCCAAAAACTTTATTTTATAAATATTAAAGTTGTTGGAAATACTTTTGTATTCTTTGACTTAATCTGACTCTTGGGTCATTTTCATTTCTACCCATAATACTATATGGAATTAAAAACCCAAAACTAAGAAAAACTCTTCTACTATTAAACTCATTAGTCCAATGTCTATAGAGAGAGGCTTCAAAACAATAAAGGTCTTTTTGACTTACTGAAACGTGAGTTTTATCTAAAAAAAGATTGTAGTCCTCTGATAAAACACTAACATTACATTTGTAATTAATTAACCCATCTAAAGATGCGTCATAGTGGGGGTCAATTTTTCCACCCTTATTCATATCCACCGCCTGTAAAAACAAATGATTTTTTGGAAGACCGATTGTTGTTGAAATTCTATCGATTATCTCCATAATAAAATCAGGAAGGGGTTCCTTCCTGACTTCACCAATTGATTGGAAATTTGCAATATATTCCGTTTCTTTGGTTTGTGATATATCAAAAATATATGAGTTGCCGTTAAGAGTTTTGGATAATTCAGTTAGGTGGTGATTTGCTTTAAACCCATCGTTTTTTAAAGTATCAACCCAAGTTAAAATATCTTTTACCTCTTTGTAACTTATAAAATTTCTTACTATCTTATAATCTTCAGACCCCATTTACTTAAAAATTCTTTAGGTCCTCCAACCTCCATAATTGAGAGGTTTTGTTTATTCAAAATTTTATCAATCTTATCTTGTTCGCCCGGTATGGTGCAAAAATAATGTGTTGCAGGTTCTTCACCCGTTGGGGAAACTTTTATAAGAAAAATGTTTTTATTAGTTTCGTTTTCTCTGACTGTTTCTAAGTCTTCTTTTTTTACTAAAATGTTTACTCTCATATTATGGGTTAAAAGGTCCGTTTATTGTGTCTGATATATACAAACTTAAAGTATCATAGTCTAAAGTTGTTATTAACGCAAAATTATCTATAGAATTTGATATTGTAGAATTTGCTGTGGTGTATACTATTGGAGTTTCGGTTAAAGAATCTACTGTTATTACTAAATTTGCCGCTCCCCCAATGGAAGCTCCGTCGATTGTTAGTTGTTCACCTACTTGATAAAATTTACCTGGAGTGTTAATTACAATCAATGTTACTAAACCTCCAAAAGTCGTAATGTCGAATGATGCTCCAGTTCCACTAAGGGTTGTCGATGAAGGAGTTACTCCGACCCAAGTACCATCACTTCCTCCCTTTCCACCAGCACTACTTGTATTTACGACTCCATTGTAATATGTGGTAAAATCAATTGCATTTACAACATTATATGTAATGTCATTATTTTGAAAATAATCACCAATAGTATTGTTTGTAAAATTATCTGTTATTCTATTAGTATAGAAGTATTCCCCAATATTATTGCTGGTAAAGCTATTACCAATGACATTTCCTCTGTAGGAACCTCCACCAAAACCAAATCCATCTTGAATATTGTTATTATAAAAATTGTCACCAATTGTATTATAGGTAAATGAACCATATGTTTCATTTGAATCAAACCCCACACCAATATTATTACTTTGGAATAGTCCGTCAATAATGTTTAAGAAGAAATTATACTTAATGTTGTTTTCTAAAAAATCACCATAGACGTTGTTTGCAAGAAATTGAGGTCCAATTACGTTTCTTGAGAAAGTTCCTCCTGTTATCTGGTTCGATTTAAATGTATCGCCAATTCTATTATTAGCAAATTCGTAACCACCAATATCTTCAGATACTCCAAGTAAATTAGATTCGAAATCTGTTTTTATATCGTTTCCAAGGAATGAATTATAGATTAAGTTAGTATTAAACCCTGAACGTATTACATTTTCTATGAATGCAGAATATATGTTATTGTTGTTAAAACCATATCCTATTTCATTGTCACTAAATGTTAAGTTATAAATGTTATTAGCATTAAAGTTTGATGCAATATTATTATTAACAAATGATGTTCCACTAAAATTGTTATTGTAAAAAGAAGGTGCAATAATGTTAGAAGTAAATGAAGAATTTATAAAGTTGTTAAAAAATCCTTCTTGTATTGTGTTGGTAGTAAAATTACTGTTTATTATAATATTTTCAGTAAAATCACCTTGAATATTATTACCTTCAAAACCACTATCAATAATATTACTAGAAAAATTTCTACCAATATCATTATTCATGAAAGTATCATTTGCCAAGGTTAAAAAGTTATAGGAAAATTGAGCCCCAATTCTATTATAATCAAAATCTTGACCGTCATTATCCCCAATCATATTAGATTGAAACGACTCCCCAATAATATTACCATCCATATCACAATCAATTATATTTCTTGAGAAGTGAGCCCCAACAACATTATCGTCAAAATCGTTTGTAATAATATTATATTCAAAATATGGTCCACATTGATTTGAATCCATATCATCGTTAAAGGTGTTACCTACAACATCTCCGGCAAAATAATTATTTTCATATTGACCACTTAAAAATACATTATTGGAAAGTAAGAAGATGTAATAGTTAATATTATTTCCCAAATAAGTATTAAAATTATCGTCATTATTGAATGTATAATATTCAGAAAAACCTGTAAAATTGGAACTGGTCACATTACACTGAAATGGGTTCATATGTTGTGGTAGAGAAACTCCTTGGGAATAAAAGGTGTTTGACACTTCAGATATTGAAGCTCCAGTAACATTCATTTCCGTAGGACTTGTGATTGTCAAAATTTCATAGTATCTAAAAGAAGACATTGGGGAAGCTCCGAATGGATAATAAACCCCCAAAATATCCCCCTCAATAAAGTTCGAATCAAATGAGGTATTCACTCCTGTTACTAATCCGGCCAAATCAATAGATAATCTTCCACTATAATATTGTTCAGAGAAAAACCCTTCATATCTAATAAACTGAACCGCTCTAAAATCATAATCGGCTCTGTTATTTTTATTGTCAATTCTTTCAATTATTCTACCTTTTGCAGGACTCGAAGTTACTTCGGTTACATTAAATGATATATCATAACTAATTTTATCTAACGGATATTGTGGTGAATACGCTTGTGTTGCCAAGGTATTAGCACTAGTTGCAAAAACCATCAAAGGTTCAGTTGTCCCTGTTTTATAGTTACCTACAGTAATTGGATTACTCTCACTGTCATAGTTTGGCTGGTCATAACAAGTTTGGAAATCAGTTATGAGGTAGAACTTACCAGGATTTAAAGTTGACCCTGTATACGCAGAATACAACTCATCATAAGTTATTTCCGTGTATGAAGTAATTCCTGAAAACGCAATATGATACGTTTCACCATTCAATTCAACTGGAATTAATGTATCCTCAGTTGGTGTTTCTAAAAAGGTTAATTGACCTATGGTTTTTCCTGTTAGTGACATGTTTTTTTATTTTATAAATATCATTAGTTTATTATGTTGTATTAGCAAGCTCCTGAAAATGTTAATGGGAACAGGCAATCAAATGCTAGTCCACCACCAGGGCCGGTAAACACGTATGTGTAAGTTCCGTCTGATGAAACAATCCCAACAAAACTAGTTCTTCCAATATTATCGGTTATTATATCATTGACTTGTATTTGTAAAGTTTCTGAAGTTTCAGTTAATTTCAATTGATTACTATTGACTGCGGTTGAGCCATCCCATAATGTTGGGACCACAATTTGTCGAACACAATTTGGTGTTTTAGTTGGGGTGGGTGTTAAACTCGAGGTTGGAGTGTTAGTCGGTGTTTCTGTATTAGTTGGAGTAATTGAAGGAGTTTGAGTTGGTGTTTCTGTAACCGAAGGGGTTGGGGTACTCGTTTCGGTTTGAGATGGTGTCATAGTTGGCGTTTCTGTAATTGTTGGAGTCACCGTAGGTGTTGGTGTTGGTGATTGAGAGGGGACAGGTGAAGGGTTAATGTATTTTAAATATAAGTCATTACCTACTATTATGAAATTTAGGTCATCGGTTAAAATTGGGTCCTCGAGCACTAATGGTTCTACAAATTTTAAATAGAAGTTGTTACCCACATCAATGTACCCTATGCTTGGCACAATCAATATTGCGTCATCAATAACTTGTTCAGGTGGGGTACTTGAAGGCGTTGGTGTAATTGTCGTAGTGGATGTTAAAGTAGGGGTTACCGTAACCGATGGGGTTGGGGTAAGTGTTTGTGATGGAGTCGGTGTTGGACCAATAAATTCTGACTCAAAAGTAAAATCTATATTTCCACTCAAAAATTCAGGTTGAGTTGTAACATTTTCAAATGAACTTGTTTGATTTAGTATTGAAAAATCTTCATCTAATACTACAAAAGTATTACCACTAACTCCACTTGGGGGTATACTAACAGATGAATTAATTAATATATCATTACCTGTATTAGTCCCAAGTACGTGAGTAAAATTTACAATAATTTCTTCATCGATAGGAAATTCAGTGGTTAAAATGTAGTCAATTTGTATCGAACCTGGAGTAACAATTGCAAGTAAACCCAAGCCAATTTCAACTCCATAAGCAATATCACAGGCTGGTTTTCTTTCAAAGGTTAAACTTTCTCTTAAACCTTGTGTTCCACCACCCCAAGATATATTAAAAGGGACTCCTAATTGTTTTTCTTTTTCAGTATTGAGTCCTCTTGGAATGACCTCCTCAAATCCATTTATAACATAAAATAATTTTCCGTTAACATAAATTTTAAGGGCTCCGAGTCTATCTGATTTTTCTATTAACCATCTCTCATTTAAATTAACAATTTCTACTTGGTCAGGAGCAGGACTACCTGTATGAGTTACAGGAGGTTCAATTAGATTTACAGTATTATTTGATAAACTATCAACATACTTAAAATCAGTAATTAACCCAAGTCCACCCTTATAATACAAATCACAAGTATCAAAATAAGAATTTCTTTCCCAAACTACATCAACTAAAAACCAATGTTCCTCAAGTAAAAAATCAGGATTTTCAGATGCACAGTAGTCAAATATGTTTGATTCGGAACAATATTCGGTTACAGTATAACCAGTTTGATATGTTATTCCTGTTGTTGGTGTAACTCCCGTTACAACACAGTCACCTGTTAATTTTAAAACTTTTACACAAATTCCAGGATTTGATGGGTCACCATTTAATCTGACCGAAAAGGCGTTTGACAT